CCCCCTGACCACCGCTCAGCTCGCGGCGCACACGCACGCAAACACTCTGGCTGATCCGGGGCACACTCACGGCTTTGGGAGGTCGGGGTTCTCCGCAAATATCGGGGGCGTTGCTGTTATAAGTACCGCGGCCCAGTACGGCGTCGACTCGCTCCAGAACGTCGCAGCCACCACTGGTGTTGCCATCACCAACGTCGCGGCGGGTGGCGGTCAAGCCCACAACAACGTCCAGCCTTCCCTCGTCACGGGCATTGACGTAATCAAGACCTGAGAGGGAGATCGATGCCCTTTGCAGGCGTAAAGCTAATCCCCGGGATCAATGTCGAGCGCACCCAGCTGCTGCTGGAGGCGGGGTACTCCTCGTCGTCGCTGACCCGGTTCCGTGATGGTCTGGCGCAGAAGTATGGCGGATGGACCAAGTTCTATCTTCTGGCCGTCGCTGGCGTGCCGCGCGACCTGCATGCGTGGCAGGACCTCAACAAGGTCGACCGTCTTGCAGTGGCAACCACCACGCAGCTGGCAGTCATCGAGGGCAGCACTCCTGCAACGCGGACAATTCAGGCGCTGACGCCGCAGACCCTGACGTCTGACTTCGCGCCAAAGTTCACCACCGCCATCGGCGATCCTCTGGTGGAGGTGGATGACGCCAACATCTCCAACGTCACCGTCTTCGACAGCGTCCTGTTCAATACGCCCATTGCGGTGGGTGGTGTCATCCTGTCGGGCCTCTACCCGATTGAGGTGATCACCGGCACCACCAAGTATAAAATCCGCGCTGCTACGGATGCGACCGCCAACGTCACCAATGGTGGCGCGGTGCCGACCTTCACTACGACCAACGGCAGCGCGACGGTGACGGTGAACTTCACTGCGCACGGGATGGCTGTTGGCGACGGCATTGTCTTCCCCCTCTCCACGACTGGCAATGGCGTAACCATCGATGGGCTTTATGACGCCCTGACGGTGCCGACCGCCAACACCTTCACCATCTTGGCTGGCTCGCAGGCGAACGCTGGCTCCACCTTCAGCATGAACGGCGGCAACGCCGAAATCGTCTACTACATCTCGCAGGGTCCGACCGCAGTCGGCACAGGCTACGGGCTCGGCGCATATGGAGCTGGCGGCTACGGCACCGGCGTCGTGCCCGGCTCGCAGAGCGGCACGCCGATCACGGCCACGGACTGGACTACGGATAACTGGGGCGAAATCCTGCTGGCATGCCCGGAGGACGGCGGCATCTACTACTGGCAGCCGACCGGCGGCTTTGCGACCATGACCCTGATCTCGACGGGCCCCGCCTACAACTCTGGCATGTTCGTCTCGACGTCGGCGCAAATCCTGATCGCCTACGGCTCCACCATCCCGGAGCAGATCGGCATCGTTCAGGACCCGCTCTTGGTGCAGTGGAGCGACAGCGGCAACTTCTTCGACTGGACGCCGAGCGACACCAACCTCGCGCGCAACTTCCGTATCCCGCTGGGCTCCAAGATCGTGGCTGGCATGGCGGTGTCGAACCAGAACCTGATCTGGACCGACCTCGACCTGTGGATCATGAACTTCATCGGCTTCCCCAACGTCTACGGCTTCAACCGGATTGGCGCTGGGGCTGGAGCTGCAAGCAAGCATGCCGTGCAGCAGCTGCGTGGCGGCGTCTACTGGATGGGGACGTCCAACTTCTACCGCTACGCCGGAGCTGGCGTCGAGGTGATGCCGTGCCCGGTCTGGGATTTCGTTTTCCAGAACCTGAACATGGACTACATCGACAATGTCCGCGCGATGCCGAACACCGCCTTTAACGAGGTGGGATGGCAGTTCCCGTCGACCGCGAGCGTCAACGGCGAGTGCGATTGCGCCGTCATCATGAACATCACCGAGCCCGGCCAGCCGTGGGCGACGTTCACCTCTGGCGCGATGCCGCGCTCGGCGTGGATCGACCAGAACGTCTTCGGGGCTCCGATAGCGGCAACATCGGGCGGCATCATCTATCAGCAGGAGACCGGCAACGACGCCGACAATGCGCCGCTGATGTGGACCTACACCACCGGCTACTTCAAGCTGGCCGAGGGTGAGGTCTATCCGGTCATCGACCAGATCAGGCCGGACTTCATCTTTGGCGAGTACGGCCAGTCGCAGAACGCGCAAATCCAGCTGACGTTCAACATCGTCAACTTCCCCGGCGACACCCCGCAGACGTACAGCTACACCTTCCTGCAGGGCCAGCAGTACATCTCGACCCGCATGCGCGGCGGCCTGATGAGCGTTACAGTGTCGGGCTCTGACCTTGGCACCTTCTCGCGCCTCGGCCATATTCGCTTCCGCTACGGTGAAGCAGGGAGACGCTGATGGCCTCCGCCGATCTCGATACCCTAAATTCCACGCAGATCGAGGGCGTCAAGAACCTCGGCCTGATCTATCAGGCGCTGAAGAACGGCATCGTCAACTGGCAGCCTGCGCCCGCGACAGCTGCATCCGCAGGAACGGCTGGCATGATTGCCTATGACGCCACTCATTTGTACGTTTGTGTGCAGGCCAATGTCTGGGTGAGAGTGGCTCTAGCTACATTCTGATCCATCTCTCGAACATGGCTCTCGTTGCGGCTTTATGAGATGAGGCCCGGTGGAATGACCAATGGCAATCATGGCACAGGGTAACTCCGTTATCGGGGTCGTGGCGCAATTCTGGATGTTTGGCCCAGCCATCAAGGTGATGAGCCACAAGGCGTTTGGTGGCCGAACACCTCGCGCACTTAAATCCATCCCGCTCTAAAACCTTCTTTCTCCACTCTGTCGTTTTGGCCCACATTCGCTCCCGCTGAATGCTGGCAATCCCTCCATCTTTGTAATTCCAGTGGTTCTCCCCTCGGGCCTCGGTCATCATTCTGTCTCGACAGGCCTTTGAGCAGGTCAGTTTCCTGCGGTACGGTTTGTCGATGACTTCCACCCCACATGCCTTGCATCTGAAGGAGATATTCCCCTTCCCCTTGTTGTGGGGTATCCTGCCAATGTTCACTGTGCGGAATCTTAGTTGTTCGCGCTCCGATTTGACCTTGTTCCAAGGTGCTGGTTTGCCGGTGGTGAGATGAGTTGGACCGAGCAGTTTAATCCCATAGCCATACATCCAGTCGCGAACGGTGCGACCATGCTTGCCGTAAATCAGGCCGATCTTTTCTGGGGACTTTCTCTCCCTGAAGTACAACCGCTCCAGTGTCTTTTTGCTCGGTTTATCCATTTGCTCCTCGACTAATGGGTGGAAGTATATCTGATGCCGATCAACTCCTCCAGCATTCCAGCTCTCCGCATTGCCCGCGAGCTGCGGCGGCGGAAGCGTGCGGAGGGCGGTCAGGTGGCGCAGCACCCGCTGCTGCCTATCACGAAGCCACCGCCGGAGCCGCCGTCTCCATCCCTCCCAGTTCGCGGCTCTTACTATGAGGAGCCATACCGGCATAACGTAGAGGTCAGCGCTGGACCCGCTTTTGTCGGTGGGCACGTCTCTCCGCTGTCACGCGGTTACGGCGTCAAGGCCGGGCTGCGATTTGGCTTTGCTGATGGCGGTCAGGTGTTCGACCCGATGGGCGCGCCTGTCGGCATCGAGGACCCGGAGCGCACCGAGTCCGAGGCCTACCCGAACAAGCTGGCGCGGGCGACCATCCAGAGCGTCGCCGGAATGCCCAAGGCCATGCTGTGGGACCAGCCGCGCGACATCGTCGAAGCCGCCAAGCGGATGCCCCTTCCCGGAGACCGCTCTCCCGAGGCTGGGGAGGCCATGGAGGAGGCCGCCGGGCAGGGCCTGATGACTGCCATAGGCACGATGGGAGGCCCTCTGGTGGGCGCGCCACGCGGTGCCATGGGGTCCGGGCCGGTTCGCCCCGGCAGGCGCGCCATGAAAGCGCCGGAAGCCCCGGCTATAGCGGAGACCCCAAGGGAGCTTGTCCATGAACGACCAATCCAAGAGGCTGGTTCTGAGGTACTCGGAGGAGGACCTGCGCCGCAAGCCGCCGGAGATGTCTCTGGAGGACTGGGAGGATCAGCTGGACGAGGAGCGAGCTTGGAAGAAGCGGCGCGAGCGGCAGCGCGGTGGGCCGGAGAGCGCAAGCCGATAGAGGGCCTCCCGGTCAAGCCTCAGTACATCGAGGGGCACGGTTACCTCCAGCCCGGTCCCATCGGCAAAATCCACGACGTCGCCGAAGCCTACATGCGGGCCCATCGGCCCGAGGTCGAGTACGCTCCACCCACAGAGTTTCGACCGGTTGATCCCGAGCATTCGAAGTCCATCGCTCAGGCCTACGAGGAAATGAAGCACGAGCCGGACAGCCCGGCCGTGAAGAACGCCTACGAGGCGATGATAAACGAGACGAAGGCGCAGTACGAAGCGATCAAATCGACGGGCCTTAAAATCGAGCCAATCCCTGCGGGCATGCCAGACCCGTACGCGAAGAACCCCCGTCTGGCGGCGCATGACGTCGCTGAAAACAATCATCTGTGGTTCTTCCCCACATCCTCCGGCCACGGGACGCTGAGCAAGATCAGCGACAATCCGTTGCTGCGGCCAATGGGCGAGAAGATAGGCGATCACGAGATGCTCGCCAACGACATGTTTCGGGTGGTTCACGACTACTTCGGCCACCTCCAGCATGGTCATGGCTTCCGGGCGGCAGGGGAGGACAACGCATGGCGCAGTCACTCGGCGATGTACTCGGACATAGCGCGCCCGGCGATGACCAGCGAGACGCGCGGCCAGAACTCGTGGGTCAACTATGGACCCCATGGCGAAAAAAACAGGAATGCCTCTGGAGTAGATACAATCTACGCGGACCAGAAGGTTGGCCTTATGCCAGACTGGACGATGTACGACCGCGGCAAGGCTCCGATTGATGTCTACACCGGAAGCCCGCACGACTACAACAAGCCCAGCCTGAGCGCGGTCGGTAAGGGCGAGGGCAACCAAGCCTACGGGCACGGTCTCTACACGGCGGGTCATGAGCCGGTTGCCGAGCGCTACCGGATCGCGCTGTCTGTGATGCAGGACCCGCTGCTGCGGAAGTACGGCCTGCGCGAGCAGAGCCACGTCCTCGGCTCGCACCTTGCAGACGCCGGTGGTGACGCAGCGAAGCTGGCGTTCGAATACGGCAGGATGCGCGACCACCTGATCAAGAACGGCCCCTTCGACAAGGCCTCCGAGAACCTGATCAAGGAATACGACCGCCGCATCGCCTACCTGAACGACGAGAAGCGCGCCAAAGGCTTCATGTACAAGCAGGGTCTGGAGGCTGATCCTGCGCACCTGCTCGACTACGACAACCCGTTCCATAAGCAGAGCGGATACGTGCAGGAGCGTGTCGGGCCGGGGCTGGAGGAGGGCGTCAAGAGTCAGATCGAGGCTATTGAAAAGCAGTTGGATAAGGGTGGCCGGGGAGACCCAGCGTCGCGATACTTCCGCAGGTTTCGTGAGAGCGAGCGGCAGGCTCTGGAAGGCAAGCTGCTGATGCTGCAGACGATGGGGCACCACCCATTCGAGGGCAAACAAATCTATAAGCACGTCGGCTTCGACGAGAGTAAGAAGCTCACCGGTCAGCCGCCAAAGGATGAGCGTGAGATGGCGGTAAATGCCAGCAAGCATCTCCGCGAACTGGGCATCCCCGCGATGCGCTACCTCGATGCCGGGTCTCGCACGACCTACGGGCGCGTCCCTCCCAAGAGCACCCACAACTACGTCGTGTTCGACGACAGCAAGCTGCGCATCCACCGCAAGTATGCCGAGGGCGGCGGCGTCAGTGAGCAGCGCGTCCCAGCGCAAGCGAGGCTGTGGACTGCACTTGGGCCGCAAACAGGTGTAGAAAGCGCGCTCGGCGCTCCTAAGCTGGAAATCCTGACGCAGCAGATCATGGAGGCCTCGCGCCGCCTGCGAATTTCGCCAGAGCAGGCGCGCGATCTCGTGCTGTCAGGTAAGGCCGGGGCATTCTTGAGGGGTGGGGCGGTGGTTGATTCGGCAATGAACGTCGCGCGCCAGATCAAGCGGGCGAAGGGCGGCAAGGTACATGTCGGTCCCATCACCGGTGCGACCGGAGGCCGGGCAGACAAGCGGCCGATGAAGGTGCCGAACGGCTCCTACGTGCTCACCGCCGACCACGTCAGCGGCATGGGCGAGGGCAACACCGAGGCCGGGATGAAGAAGCTCTCGGCGATGTTCCCCAAGAGCAAGCCGTCCCGCATGCGCGAGATCGCAGGCGACGCGGTACCGATCTATGCCGCGGACGGTGAGTTTGTGGTGAGCCCGGAGGACATCGTTGATCGCTGGGGCGACGTCGAGCAGGGCCACCGCAACCTTGACGCATGGCAGACTTCTGAGCGACAGAAGCTGATCCATACCTTGAAGAACCTCGATCCCCCGGCGCAGGACTGAACATGAGCAACAACCCGACCGTGATCTTCGTGAACAATCTGGACGTCTCAGGTTTCCTCAACGGCAACGTGAACCTGTCGTTCTCGACGCACCGGTTCGTCGTGAGCGGGACCGTGGATCAGGAGGGTCGCCTCAAGGTGGACCCTGATTCGTATGTCTCGGCGCTGCTGCGCATGGACCTCTACGTCGCCCAGCAGCTGCACGAGGCGCTCGGCAAGATCATCGCCGAACAGACCAAGCCGGGGACTGTAAATTGACCATCATAACATCCAGAGTGCGCAAGGCTACGCCAGCTGATGCCCCCGAATTGATGGAGCTGTGCCGCGAGCTTCATGCTGAGAATGCCATGTTCTCGATGGATGAGGCCAAGGTTGCCGCGATGTTGGAGCGCGCCTTCAAGCAGCAGGGTGCATTGATTGGAGCGCTCGGGCCCACTGGAGCCATCGAGGGCGCGATCTTCATGCTGATCTCATCATTTTGGTACACGAACGACTTCTGCTTGGAAGAATTGTTTTCTTATGTGCGGCCCGAGTTTAGGCGCTCCACCAACGCCAAAGAGCTGGTCAATTTTGGCAAGCGGTGTTCCGACGAACTTGGCATACCACTTGTCATAGGTGTAGTCTCGAACATCAGAACCGAGGCCAAGGTTGGCCTTTACAAGCGCCAGTTGGCCGATCCCGTTGGAGCTTACTTTGCCTACAACATGCCGAAAAAAACGTCGCCAACATCCGTTGCGCCAGATTGATGTTGAGAGGTTGCGGGAGGTTCTTAGTTTTGATCCAAAAACCGGAAAATTCAACTGGCTTCTGAAGACGTCAATTCGGATACAGGTCGGCGAAGAGGCCGGGTGTGTTTTTACGAGCACCGGCGGTCGAAAATATATTGTAGTTAGGTTTGATGGAGGGCTGCATTTTGCCCACCGATTGGCGTGGGCGCATTATTATGGCGAGCAGCCTCCTCCAAAGATTGATCATGAAGATGGCGACGGTTGTCACAATTGGATTGCGAATCTGCGGTCGGCCACACATTCTCAGAACTTAGCCAATATGCGCAAAACCATTAAAGCCGCCTCCGGCTATCGGGGGGTCTACCGTTATGGGACAAGTGGAACGCTGTTTGAGGCGAAAGCCATGAAGAATGGCAAGTCAATCAGGTTTGGAGTTTTTGAAGCCCCAGAGGAGGCCTATGCTGCTTATTGCTCAGGGATGAAGTCTCTGTTTGGAGAATTTGCCAGTGTCGTGTAAATAGTCTCCATCTTCCACTGGCAGACGTGCGTTTGCCGCGAATAGCTTCCCGTGCCGGGAGGTGGAAAAATGATTTGGGAAAAGGCTCGAACACTACCACGAACAACTCCTACAGCGCTCCAGACGCCCAAGCCGGGGGACTGTATCGTTCGATTCTGGATCGCGCGTCAGGCGTAGCCTCCACCCCATATCAGGCCTACTCTGGCCAGCTGACTGCGGGCAACAACGCCCAGCAGAACCTCGGCGTCGGCACCGCCAACACGGCGGCCGGATACGCCAATCCATACCTTCTCGCCGCCTCGCAGCAGGCCAATGCTTCCTCTGGCCCGATTACGGCTGGGGACATTGCTCGCTATTATGACCCCTACCAGCAGAGCGTCATCAACGCGACGACGCAGCAGCTGCAGCATGACTTCGGCCAGCAGCACGCGCAGCTCACCGGAAACCAGATTGCGCAGGGAGCGCTAGGCGGCAATGCCACCGGCGTGGCGCGCGGTATCCTCGCAGGTCAGCAGGCGCGCACGCTGGCCTCGACGACGGCCGGGCTGGAGAGCGCGGGATACGGGCAGGCTCTCGCCGCCGCGCAACGCCAGCAGCAGACCGGTCTCGCCGGAGCGAACGCGCAGGCCCAGTACGGCCTCGGTGGCCAGAACGCAGGGCTGCAGGCGGCGCAAATCCAGTATGGCCTCGGCACGCAGCAGCAGGCGACCAAGCAGGCTGAGCTGGATCGTCTCTATCAGCAGTATGCGCAGGCGCAGGCCTTCCCATACCAGCAGACGCAGTGGCTGGCTGGCGTCGGCACTGGCGTCGGCTCGAACCTCGGCGGCACCTCCAGCAGCCAGACTACGGCTCCGCCACCCAACCCATGGACGCAGATCGCTGGCCTCGGCATTGCCGCGGCTGGAGCCTTCGCGAATCGAGGAGGCGGCATCCTGCGCGCCGGTGGCGGCGGCGTGATGGGCTACGCTGGCGGCGGTGTCCCGACGTCACCATGGGGCAACGCTGGCGGCTGGATACCGCAGATGAACATCCACGCGGGCTCGGGCGCTCCGCAGCCTCATGTGCCGTCTGCGCCAAACCAGCAGGGTGGCGCTGGAGACCTCGCCAAGGGGTTGGCTGGTCTTGGCGGGGGCGGGGACTGGAAGCGGGATTGGGGTGGTGCGCAGGACGCCTACGCAGCTGGCGATCCGATGAGCGGAGACGCTTGGGGTGGTGGCAGTTTTATGGCTGGCGACGCCTACGGCGGCAGCAGCATTGCGCCGCTCCCGGGGCTGGATGCTGGGGACTACAGCCTCGACTACGCGCAGGGCGGCGGCGTCGCAGGAAACCCGCCATCGTTTGAGGAGCGCTGGAGCGGCGAGCCAAGGTCGACCGGGTGGGATCATTTCAAGGCGGGGGCTGCCGACTTTGCCGACAACGCCCGCACCATCTTCGGCGGCGGACGCCCGCATGGGCCTCTGGATCGCAGCCAGATGCTCTGGGAGCGCGACCGGCGCAATGGATATGCTGGGGGCGGCGGCGTGGCGGGGTTCGCCGGGGGCGGAGGGCCGGACTTTGATGAGCGCTTTCTCGGCATTCCGGATGACGAGAACATCCGGGGGATCGCTCACAACTACGTCCAGCCGAGCAGCTTGGTAGGCGTCAACACGGTTCCTGATGGAGGTCCGGAGGGCGTGCCAGCCGTTGCTGCAGCGCAAATGAAGACGCCAGTGCGGCCGGTGGAGGACCCGTCCAATCCATATGGCGACTTCCGCCTCCACGGCAGCACATTCGGCCCCGGAGAGCCTCCTGCAGTCGCCCAGAGCGACGAGGGCGACGAGGATACCCCGGAGAACGCAACGCCTACCCGTGGGGTCGGTAGGGCTTCCTTGACCCCACGCCCGCCCGACCCGTACTACGCCACCCCGGATGCGGTGGAACCGCGCCGCAGCTTCGGTCTCGGGCTCCTGTCGCCGAACGCCAAGACAGGCCTGCTGGCGGCCGGGCTCGGCATGCTGGCGTCACGCTCGCCGCACCTCGGGGTTGGCATCGGCGAGGGCGGGCTGGCTGGCCTGAGCGCCTACGGGCAGGCAGAGAACGCTGATCGTAAGGCGGCGATGGAAGCGCAGAAGCTGGCCGCGGAGGCTAACAAGACCGCCTATGACCGGTGGATGGGTGAGCGGAAGCAGGGCGAAGTAGAGACCCACAACCGAGCATCAGAGGCGACTGCTCGGGCCAACCTTGATCGCTCAAAGTGGTCCTATGCCGGTCAGTACGTTGATGAGAGCGGTGTAGAGCGCCCTGTGGCTATGGATGCCGCGTCTGGAAAGATGGTTGATGGCCTGACTGGCAAACCGCTTGCGGGAGATGCCAAGGTCACTCCGAAGGGCGCAAAGAAAGACAGTGGCTTTACTGACGAAGAAGCTGCCGATATCGCCCGGCGATATGTCATTTCCGGCGACCGCACCCAGCTTCAGGGCAAGGGACCTGCTGCCCGGCTGAAGATCGAGCGCCAGATCAAAAACATTCAGACGGACATGAAAATTTCCGATGAAGAGCTGGCCCAGCGCATCGTCGAGTTCGAGGGTCGCAAGGCTGGGTCCCGTACTCTCGGAAATATGGAAGCCAAGATGGGCGCGGCTGCAATGGAAGCAGAGGGCGCAATCAAGCTCGTTCGCGGTGTCATCGAGCGCCTGCCGCGCACAGGCTTCATGCCGTTCAACAAGCTCATCGAGGGCTACTCAAAGAACACGCTCAACCCAGATCAGGCCGAGCTGTATGCGCGCGTGCAGGCTATCGTTAACACTTATGCCGCCGTCATGGCCCGTGGCGCAAACATCACCACGGACTCGTCGCGTCACCATGCGTCGGAGCTGCTCAACACGGCGGGCGATCCGCGCACGTTTAACCGCGTACTCGACACGATGCTCAATGAAATCGAGATGGCGAAGGGATCGCCTGCACGCATGCAGGAATACTATCGCCAGCATTACGGACCGAAGTCTGTCGAGCAGGGTCATGGCAGCGCGGGGGCCCCAGCAGGTGGAGCCGCGCAGGCTGGAGGTTTGCAAGAGGGCCGCACTGGCACCATGAACGGACGCAAGGTCATCGTGAGGGGCGGCAAGGTGGTCTATCAGGACGACGGGAAGGAAGTGCAGTGAGCCTCTCCGCTCAAATCGCCGAGCAGGCCAGTGCCGTCAATCGCAACCCGAGCGACGGACAGAAGCGCGCGGGCAACTACAGGAAGGGCCACATCAGGGTTCACGGGCTCGACATCTCCATCGAGAACCCGCGTGGCTCGTATCGTAGCGGCAAGGATGCGCGCACCGGCAAGGCGTGGAAATCCCGGCTCCCGCACCACTACGGCTACATCCGCAACACGACCGGCGGAGATGGTGCGCACGTCGACGTCTATCTCGGGCCTCACCTGAAGAGCCCGAAGGTCTTCGTGATCGACCAGAACGATCTTCACACCGGCGGCTTCGACGAGCACAAGTGCTTCCTCGGATTTGGCAGCAAGGCGCAGGCCGAGGCAGCCTACCACGCAGCTTTCTCTGATGGTCGTGGCCGTGACCGCATTGGGCACATGACCGAGATGGACATCCCTCAGTTCAAGCGCTGGCTGCGCGAGGAAGACACCACGGTGCCGGTGAAGAACCGCGCCGAGGGCGGCCGGGTGAAGTGGGATGATGACGCCGCCGATGCTGGTGGCGTGAAATGGGATGATGCTCCTGCCGAGGCTCCGAAGAAGACGTGGAGCGACCGCATCTCAAACATGTGGGAGAAGGCAACGCCGGGCGGCCCGCTATGGATGGCGAAAGAGGCGTGGCAGGGCATCAAGGGCGCTGTTGACAGCTCGCATGATGCCGTAGCTGCCCGCGAGGCGGGGAGCCAGAAAGAATACGATGCCGCCCTCGGACGTGGCGGTCCGGATGCGATGCGGGCGGTTCAATTCATGACGCCCGGCGCGCCCGGAGGCGGCCTGTTTGCGGTGCCTCGTGCGCTGCCTGTCCGGCCGCCTATTCCGCCGGAAGTAGCTGCCAACAAGGATGTGGCGGCTGAGTTCAAAATTCCACTGTCCAAGGGGCAGGCCACGCAGGATTTGGATGCGATCCGGTACGAAGACCTGTCGGCGCGCGGCGCGTATGGCAAGCCAGCGCAGGACAAGGCGGCCACGTTCTTCGATGACCAGTACGGAAGGACTCAGGAAGCCGGGCGAGAGATTGGCACCGGCTTGGGCGGAGCGCACCCTGTCAGCGATCCCAACGAGGCTGCCTCTGCCATCACGGGGGAGATGGGTGATCGTCTTCAGCAGGCGAAGACCATCGTAGATCGTGTTTTGCATCGCTCCAATACTGAAGCCGAAGCTCAGCGCGGGATGGTCGCAGACCAAGGTCGCGCCATCAATGAGGCGGTGCGTGGCCCGGCTCAGCCTATCGAGAACCCGCGCGAGATGGGCGAGGTCGTCGGCCAGAACGTGCGAGATGCAGCCGCAGCAAACCGCGGAGAATTTCGCTCCCGCTACGATGAGTTCGGTCGCCTCCCCGGCGAGTTCAGGGTCGATGCCGTGCGCGGTATGGGAAACCGCGTCCAGAACGATCTGACGCTGCGCGAAAATCCGATCATCATCGACGACCAGCTGACGCCGGTGGCATCGCGAGCAATCCGCGACCTCGACCAGATGTCGGCTCCGCGCATCCAGAACCGCGCCGATCCGCGCGCAGCTCCGGACCCGGCCGAAGTCACCGCTGTGAGTCTCAAGGGTGTCGACCAGATGCGCAAGAAGCTGGTGGCTTACTATCAGGCTGCCCGCGCCTCGGGACCCAACGGAGCGACCGACGCCCGCGCCATGCAGGGCATCATGGATGCCTTCGACGCCCAGATCGAGCGAGCCATCACAGAGGGCCTTTTCTCGGGCGATCCAAGGGCACTGGCTGCGTTGCAGGAGGCGAGGGCATCCTATGCGCGCTATCGTCAGACCTTCACCCCACGGGGCGCTGGGGACGACGTGGGCACCGCCATGCGGCGCATCACCGAGCGCAACGCAACGCCGGAAGAAATCGCCAACATGATCATCGGCACCGGCAAGATCGGCAACTCCGGCACCCCGGTACGTCTTGCCGACCGGCTGGAGCAGGTGCTGGGTGCTGATTCGGATGGCTGGAGCGCCATCCGGCAGGCGATGTGGCAGAAGGCATCTCAGGCGCGGAACTCCGCCGGAGAGATTGACCCGGCAAAGTCGGCTCAGGGCATCTTGGATTTCGTTGGCTCCTCGCTGGCGCAGCGCATGTTTACTCCACAGGAGCGGGCCGCGATGCGCTCTCACGCGCAGGGCATCCGCGATCTGGAGAGGTCGATTGCGTCTCACCCGGCGACGCGCGATGCCGAGCAGGCCCAACAGATGTTTGACAGCGCGTTTGGCGGGCAGGGCATCGGCGGTGGCCAGCAGGCGACCTTCCGTCGCATTGTCGAAGGCACCGCTACTCCGGAGGAAGTCTCCAGCGTCGTTTTCAATGCCATCGGTGGCGGTAATCCGGGCAACGTGGCGCGCATGATTACAGCCATCGAGCGCGTGACAGGCTCTGGCAGCCCAGCGATGGCTGCGGTTCGTCAGGGTGTCTGGCAGAAGACGATTGCAAATACCGAGGGCCGCTCGGGGAAGGGGCAGCAGGCCGTCGTCAACAACATCAGCGAGCTGCTGCATGGCAAGGGCGCGTCGGTCGCCAAGGCTCTCTACACGGAAGAGCAGCGCGCCATGATGGACCGCTACGCAAAGGCGCTACGCCTCACCATCATCCCGAAATACGCCCGCACAAACTCGGACACGACGCCAGCGATTATGGGGGCACTGCGCAAGTACGGCGCCGCCATCATGGCCAGCATCGGTTCAATCCTTACCGGCGGTGCCGAAGGTGGCTTTGCTGGCATCGGCGTCAAGCATCTTCTGGAGAAGGGCGGCGAACGCTTCACCGAAATGCGCAACGCAAAGAAGGTCGGCCGGTCTCTGGATAATCTGGAGGACGAGGCCCCGCGGCTACTGCCGCCAAAGGCTCCCCTCCCGTCGTACCTGATGCGCAACCAGTCGATCCTTGGGAATACGGTGCGACGACTTCAGGGCCCCAGCCCAACACGCGCCGACGAGGAACAGCAGCGTCCCTAGGGGATAGGGCACCAGCAGCCAGACGGCTGCGAGGATGATGGAGCAGGCAAATGTCTTGGCGTGTTGCAAAGAGCCTCTTGATTTTGCGGGAGCAGGTGAACGCCGAATGGCCCAACCGCCGCAAGGAAAACGACGGCACCATCGGTGATGCCGCGCACGCATCCCGCAGCTCCGACCATAATCCGTGGGTGAAGGACGGCGCAATCGGCGTCGTCACTGCAGAGGACATTACCCACGATCCGGCGAGCGGCTGCGACAGCTACAAGCTCGCGCAGGCATTGCTCGACAGCCGTGATGACCGCATCAAGTACATCATCTCCAACCACCGTATCGCGTCCGGCAACGAGGGCCCGAGCCCGTGGGCATGGCGCAGGTACGCCGGAGTGAATCCGCACGATCACCACTGTCATATTTCCGTGAAATCAGATAAGTCTCACTACGACAACGAGAGGCTGTGGAAGTTCGACGGCTCCTCCAAGCCTGCGCCTGCGGCCGAGACGGACTACCCTCCGCACCTGCCGCAGCCGCTGGCGACGATGCCGCCAACGATCCGGAAGGGAGACCACGGAGACACCGTGAGGCTGCTGCAGATAAGGCTAGGCTTTACTGGCAAGAGCGTCGACGGTGATTTTGGGATCATGACGGAGACGGCGCTGAAGGGCTATCAACTCACGCATCACATAGTGGTTGATGGAGTATGCGGGCCTCAGACTTGGAAGACATTTAATCTAGGGGGATAGCATGAATATCAATGCCAAGCAGGTTGTGCTGATGATACTGGCGATGCTCAGCTTCACCGCCACGGGCATCAGCGCCCTCGATGCCGTTATCGGCGTGGCCACAGCTAAGGCCATCGGCGCTATTGCTACCTTCGTTGGCGGCCTGATGGCGGCAGCGATGACGCCCTTCCTTAGCAACGCAAGCACCGTGAAGGACGCCGGGTCGATGGAGGGCGTCGACGTTCAGGTGAGCCGCTCAGCTCCGCAGAACATCGCCGCGCTTGCCGTAGACCCGAATCAGCCAAATATCTCTCCTGCTCCGGGGGAGGCATCGGCAGTTGCCAAGAAAGCAGAACAGGTGATCGGATGAAGCGGATCGCAATCATACTCGCGCTCGCTCTCTCGGTTTCGGCGTGCACCACGCCAACGCTGGAGAGCATCAAGACCGCCGTGCACTTCAGCACAGCGTCGGTCGCAAATCCTGTCACGAAGACGCGCCTCAACCAGATGGAGAGCGGCCTCAAGGTGCTGTTCGCCGGTCTCAATGCATGGAAGCGCTCGTGCATCCAGCGACTGATTCCTGATGTCTGCGTACAGCAGATCAGGACGGTGCAGGTCTACACGCTGCAGCTCAAGCCATACCTCGGGGAGCTGCGCTCGTTCGTGAAGAACAACGATCAGGTCAACGCCGTCGTGGTGTTCAACCAGATGACGGAGATCATCGGCATCGTCAGGGCCAAGGCTGCAGAGGCCGGGCAGACCATTCCTCTGGCACCGGGAGCTTGATCATGGACGTCCTCGCAGTCATGGCGCTGATCGCCAAGGGCATCTCCATCGCAGAGACTGCTGTCGCAGTCGGCAGGAACGCTGGCCCGGTGTTCACGGCAATCAAGGGGCTGATCGACAGCTTTCGCAACGGCACCGTCACGCAAGAGCAGCTGGACGAAACTGAGAAGTCGCTCGACGAGATGATCGACGAGTTCAACGAGCCGATCTGAGGGGGCGAGGTTTGTGGAATGCCGGACTGGATTAAGGACATAGCTGCTGCTGGTCCAGCCGTGATATTTGCAGCAATGTGGTGGATGGAACGGCAAGAACGTCGCGAGATTATGAAAGAATCTCTGACCGCAATGATTGAAACCAAAACGGCCCTTCAGGCGTTGGCTTCGATCTTGGCTCCCCATGTAGGGAGGTAGCGATGACCGTAAATGTGGTGAAGAGAATGCTGGGAATGGATGGCGGCCTGTGCGATCAGGTTCGCGAGGCGGCACACGATTTGGCCAGCACCGCCAGAGCGTTGCGCGCCACTGTCGGCACCTACAACCGGGCTCCTGACCCATTCACGGCGCTGCTTACCTCGGTGTGGAACAATCACGAATTTGCGAAGTTTGCAGAGAACGCTGTTGACAGTTCCCATGCTGAGGGTGTAGGACCGCGCCCCATAAGTTACCGGGCCCTTGGCTCGTAGGAAGATCATGAGACAGTCATATACCCATACACCAGCCGCCACGCCGCTAAATCAGCGGACGTGGTCGTTTGCGTGCTTGGAATCCATGATCGATAGCCCCAAGGGGCGCAAAGACTAACCGGCAGCGGGTACCGAACCTCCTGCCGACTACCGGCAGAGAGAAAATACCCGCAACCTTCCCCCAAGATAGTTGCATCTCCCAGCCGGACACCGAGAGCAAAGGCCCTTGTGTGCAGGCCCCATTCGTGGGACGACCGGCGACAAGACCTCCGGGGAAAGCGGCTTCACTGCGCGCCACCGGCAACGGCTCAAGGGAAATCTGATGGCCCTAAAGTTCATCCTCCCGGACGGGAAGGTGGTTCAGGTTTCCGAGAATCCGCGCAAGCTGAAGCGGTTTCTCGAAAACCATTACAGCGCCCAAGAGGCGCGCTTTTGGATCAACAAGATCAAATCCGCAGATCGCACGATGTTGCATGATCAACCCGTCAACTACGAGGCCTACAAGATCATCCACCCGCGTGCGCATGCGCTGCCTTAGCTCAACAGGAAGAGCGCCGCCCTCGTAAAGCGGTGACCGGTGTTCGAGGCACCGAGGCAGCACCATTTGCCCATGAAGCGTAGATGGCGACGCGCGCCCCTTGTAAGGGTGAGAGCCGAGTTCGAGCATCGGCATGGGCTCCAAGCAGGGAGAAACGGTGGTTCGAATCCACCACGGGCCGTCAGGCCTGTTCGTCTAGTTGGTTAGGACGCTCCCGCCTACATGCCCGGCTAGTGATCAATGGCCAGCACACGCCCCCGGTAAGGGCGAGGACGGGGATCGTAACCCCGGCCGGGCTCCATGTCCGCCTAGCCCAACTGGCAGAGGCGTCGCACTCAGAATGCGAAGGTTCGGAGTTCGAATCTCCGGGCGGACACCACCATGCCCGCGTAGCCCAACGGCAGAGGCCACTTGCTCAAAACAAGTTACAGTGCGTGTTCAAATCACGCCGCGGGTACCATGGTCCCTAAGCATTAAATTGATGCGCCAGTTTTACACGCTGGTGAAGGCGGGGAGGTACCGTCAGGGACTACCATTCATGCGCGCTTAGATCATCAGCAGATCGCCAGCTCGACACGCTGGAGGCGGCAGGGGCAGCACCTGCAGCGCGTACCATCACGGTCCCTTAGTTCAATAGCAGAATGCGCGGCCGATAACCGTGCGACGCTGGGGCAGAACCAGCAGGGACTACCAACAGGCTCGGGCTTAGCAAGGTGCGGGCAGGCCGCGTCGTACGCCTCGCATGGCGGTTGCAAGCCGCTTCCGAGCACCAACAGGAGAGCGCCATGACTACGGCAGCAACGGACTGGCCTCTCGTCGAGACTTCGATGAAGGCATGGAAGGAATGGGCGGCTGCAGCATCGCCATGCGTCCACTGCCAGTTTGGGCTTGTGCCCGTGCGCCTGCGGCGACGCTGGGTGCATCACTTCCGCGACACCGGCACCATCGTGGTGTGCGAAGAGAAGAACATCAGCAAACCGGCGTCCTGAGATACGGACGTCGAGCGTAAACCAGAGTGGCTTTGGGCCGGTCTTTTAAACCGCGTCGCATGAGGATCGTAACCTCCGACGTCCTCCACTCACACACCCTGAGCATGTTGGTTCGTGCGCTGGTCTCTTAAACCATGAGGGCGGAGTTCGATTCTCCGAGGGTGTACCAACAATGTGCGTGTACTCCAGTGGCAGAGAGAGCAGGCCGAGAACCTGTACAGCGGGTGTTCGAATCACCCCACGCACACCAAGGTCCTGTCAGCTAGTGGCTAAGCTACTCCCCTGTCACGGGAGCAAATCGGGATCGTAACCCGACAGGATCGCCAATCATGTCCCCCGGGGCGTGGCGTACTGGAGGTAGCGCTGTGGTGACCAAGGTCCCACACTTCTGCGCCGGATAAGACGCATCGTCGTCGCCACGAGAGGGAACATCGGAGTGTGGGTCAGTCTGGCCGACCACCTGCTTTGGGAGCAGGCATACGCGGGTTCAAATCCTGCCGCTCCGACCAATTCGCACGTTGAGCCAGATGGGAAGGCCTGTGATATAGTGCGGTGATGTTCACCGTCTACCGCATCACTAATCTGGCCAACGGCAAGACCTACGTCGGTGTCCACAAGACGGACAATCCGAATGATGGATACTTCGGGAGTGGTCGAGCTATCCGCGCTGCGATCCGGAAGCATGGCAAGCGTTCCTTCCGCAAGGACGTGTTGTTCGTTTTTGACACCAGTGCTGAGGCTTACGCAAAAGAAGTGGAATTGACCGCCGATTACCGTGTGTCGCGCACCTACAATATGCGTCGCGGTGGTGTTGGTGGATTTACCGCGGAGAACGCCCGCAAGGGCGCATTCGCGTCCAAAAGTCAAAGCCGGGGCGGGGTCGCAAATCGAGATCGTGGAACTGGGATATTTTCTCTTGCCAAAGAGCAGCTTCGTGAGAACGGGCGAAAGGGTGGCCTAGCCCACAAGGGGCGCACCAAATCGCCGGAGCATAGGGAGAGACTGCGCCAAGCCGCGATCCTGCAGTGGCAACGTCAGAGGGAAGTGAAGTCGAAAAGCGGAGACCCTCTGCTCATAACAGAGTGATTAGCGGGCTCACCCAGCCCGCCGCTTCCACCAAAGGCCCACCATGAAGATCAAGGTACAGTATGACGGCCAGCGCTTCCCGGCGCTGCTCCGTCTCTGGATACACGACGCACCGCACCGGCGGATGCATCAGGCGGTAATCCAGCAATACAGGGATGCCCTTTACCGGGCCTGCGAGGCTGCTGGAGTGCCCGTCCCGCTGGATGAGCCAACGGACCTCGATCTGTTTTTCGTCAACCCAGCGAGCCCGGATGCGGGCGGAAGCTACCTTGCGTTCGAGCAGGCGGTCGACGGCAAGACGCTGAAGGGCCCGGCGGTATTCACCGACGACGGCCTGGTCGGCGAGGTGAAGATGAACCGCTACTGGCCGACCGGCAACTACGACGCCCGCGGCAACGTGCGCCGCAAGGGCAGGAAGTAACGGTCCCCGAGCCGGATGGACAAGGCACCCGCCTCCGAAGCGGGAGACACGGTGTTCGAATCACCGGGGGACCACCAACACGGGCGAGAGAACTGCGGGAAGTCCCCAGCTTGGTCTCGAAAACCAAAGGTGCCCACCGGGCATGGAGAGCGTTACTACCCCTCGCCCGCCAGATGTGCTACAAGCGCTAATTCCATCGAACAACGGATGTACTTGTCGATGCGCGACCGAGTTCAAGCGGCGCACCATTATCGCGGGGTGGAGCAGTAGCAGCTCGCCGGGCTCATAACTCGGAGGTCAGGGGTGCAAGTCCCTTTCCCGCAACCAATCTCGGGTAACGCCAAGTCTGGTGACTGAGCGGCTCTGTAAAAGCTGCGCCTTCGGGCATGCCGTGTTCGATTCACGGGTTACCCACCACGCGGCCATAGCTCAATGGCAGAGTTCATCGTTGCCAACGATGAGACGTCGGATCGTAACCGACTGGCCGCTCCAATTTGAATTGTGGGAAAATCCCACAATTCGCCCTGTTAGCAAATCTGGTGATTGCACGCGCCTGAAGAGCGCAGGAGGCCTGTTCGAATCAGGCGCAGGGCACCAACATGGGGTGAGCAGCGGGCTGCAGGCGATCCTTGCAAGATTGCCGTCCGGAGTTCAACTCTCCGTCACTCCACCATCTCTGTTCTGCTCAACGCACAAGGTGTGCGGCTGCGCTGTTAACGCATGCGAGCGAGGTTCGATTCCTCGGAGCAGAGCCAATCATGCTGCATTCGTCTAGTGGTCAGGATGCCCGCCTCTCACGCGGAGAACGGGAGTTCAATTCTCCCATGCAGCGCCAAAACGGTCCCGTAGCACAACTGGATAATGCGCCAGACTACGAATCTGGGAGGTCGGGGTTCGAATCCTCGCGGGATCACCATTCATCTGGATGTAGCTCAGCCCGGAAGAGCACTCGCTTCGGAAGCGAGGGGCCGCAGGATCGAAGCCTGCCATCCAGACCATTTTGCGGATACTCAGGGAGTAAGCCCGGCTCTGAACCGGGTGAAGCGGGTTCGAGACCCTCGTCCGCAGCCAACATGATGCGATGCCAGAACGGCCATGGACCGGCCTGCAAAGCCGAGGAAGCGCGTTCGACTCGCGCTCGCATCTCCAATGCCCCGATAGCTCAGCGGAAGAGCGCGCGTCTTCTAAACGCGATCCGGCGGGTGTTCGACTCACCCTCGGGGCTCCAATTTGCCCACGTACCGGCCCCGCCTCCTAAGCGGGGTACCGTAGCTGGACTAGGGGAGTTCGAATCTTCCCGTGGGCACCAATGGAAGGTCAACCAGCGAGGCGCTGGCGGCCCCTGCTAAGGGCATGGCACTGGCAACGGTGTGGTGATCGTGTCTCCGGCCTTCCGCCAATTCCGCAATTCGCCGTAATTCGCGGCGAATTGCGAATTACGCAGGTATGGGCCATTGGCTGGTCGTCGCCCTTCCAAGGCGTTCCAAGGGAGTTCGATTCTCCCTGCCTGCTCCACGGAGCCTTCGTCTACCAGCTAGGATGCCTGCTCTTTCAAAGCGGGGAAGCGGGGGCAGCACCCGCAGGCTCTACCATTTGATGCGGCACCTCCGGTGAGGGATTGGGTCTTTGAAACCTGAGAGCACAGTTCGACACTGTGTGCCGCTGCCATCCCGATGCCTCCGGCGAGGACGCAGCTTTCATACGGCTGCCAGCCCTGATCGACACAGGGCTTCGGGACCATTTCATGCTGCCTTAGCTCAATAGCAGAGCGCGCGGCTGTGGACCGCGACACGATGGAGCGTAACCATCAGGCAGTACCAATTACCGGTGGGCGCAAGGCGCTATGCGGACTCCAAACCCGTGACGCAGGGGGCAGTACCTTGCACCGGTGCCAATACAAAACCCGCCCGACCTTGACTGGTCGTGGCGGGTTTTTTGTTTCAGCCGACGCTGACGGCCGGGAGCCTGTCGTCCTGAATATGCGGCAGGTCTGCTGCTGGCATTTTCTCTGGCGTCTCGTTTCCTACGCGCGCCCGCAGCGCTTGCGTGATGGTATCGGTCGCCTGCAGCAGCAGGCTCTCGATCTCCCGGTAGGCGACCTGAGCCTGATCCCGGTCGATCTGCATGTTCATGATGGAGTCGCGAGCGATGGTGCGGGAGCGCTCGATCTCACGCTCGGCGCGGGCGTTGATGCCGTCCACTTGATCGGCGAGCAGCGTGTACTGCTCCTTCAGCAGGTGAATGGTCTTGTCGTCGTTCTCGGACTTAACGCGCAGGTGCTGGTTCTCGGCAACGAGACGGTCGACCTGTTCTGACAGGGTCATTTGCAGCGAACTCATCTTCTATCCTCCGTGAAGTTGGAATGCATGGCCAGCAGCGCGGCAGTCATGCCGTGGAGCGGGCGGATGTTGTCGTACCGGATGCTCCGTTCCGGGCGAGCGTAGAGCGGGCGCACGGCGTCGCCGCACCTCCGCAGGTGGCCACGCTCGACCAGCCATTTGAGTGCCTTGTCGATCTCGTGACGGGACCAGCCGCCCAGCAGAGTGTTGACGATGTCTGCCTCATAGCGCCCCGTTACCGGTACGCCGGACCAGATCGCTTGTGCCAGCTTAGGCCGGACGTCTGACATCGATGATCCTCCTCTCGACGCACAGGGCGGTGGTGTCGCTGAAGATGGTCTGCTTGGTTGCCTTGCATTCAGTCTCGGAGAACGGGCCGATGTACATCAGCCGCCCCGACACCATCAGCATGATGAACCAGCTCATTTGCCGTCCTTGCCTGTCGTGACCGTGGTGAATACGCCCCACCCAACGAATAGGAACGCTCCCCAGACAAACCAAGGCTTGTCGGCATAAGCGAGCACACCGGCGCTGACGAAGCATGCCACGCTGGGCAGTTTGGAGAAAAGATTAAAAAGTGAGACGGTCACGCCACCCTCCCCGCGATCTTCTCCAGCTCCTTGCGCTTCACCTCCAGCAGCTCGGCGATGGTGTCGAGCACATCTACCTTGGAGCGCTGAAACTCTTCCTTGTTCATCGACTTCACCGACTGCGACTTGGCCGTGTAGCGCTTCACGACGTTGTCGCGGACGACAACAACGGTGCCTTCGGCGCTGCCCATGAAGGCGGCGACCGCCTGCGCCTCCTCCGACGTCTTCAGCACTACCGTCTTCTCGGTGCAGTAACCGGATCGGATCAGCGCCCATTTGCGCAGGGCCTCCGGTGTGGGAAAGCGCTCGTCGCCCTCGGGCAGGTTCTGCCACGCCTCGTTGATAGAGGCGAAGTAGTGATTATGGCTGGCGGTCGAGCGCTCCTCGTGACGCTCGAACGTGATGATCTCGCCCTCGCCGAACTGCTGATCGCAATAGACGGCGAGGCGGGTGCCGTAGGGCACGAACACTCCATCCTTCCAGACGAAGCGGAAATGGCGAGGGGGCTGGGTCATCCTAGATGTTTCCATTTTTCGCGGCGGCGAATTTTCCCAGCGGTGCCATAGCTGATCCCGAATCTAGCGCTGACTTTGGTGAGGCTTTCTTTTGAATGGATAATCTCCAGAGCAATCTCGTCGGTTATTTTAGCCATGCCGTGAGCTTCCCCGATGGGAGCGGTGCCGTGCTTCCGTTTGTCCATCTCATTTTCGGCGTGGGTGGCCCAGCGGATGTGGTTACGGTTGACGCATCCGAGGTGGCTGTTCCCGCAGCTATGCGCGGCCTCGTGCTTGGGTGTCGGTGGAGGTCCATAAACTTTCTCACAGATAATGCGAGCGGGGCTTCGTGTGGTTCGACTAATCGTTATTTGCGGAATGCCACTGCGCCCACATCGATTGAATGGCCAAACAAGACAGTCATTCCCTTCGTGTGTTAAGCACCTCTCTATGAAAGCCATCGGTGCCCCACGGGGGGTGGATTTTATCAAGGTGAGGCTTGGGTCCCCGTGCTGCTTCCATCGCTTGTAGTGTTTGGCGCAAAAGCCCTTAGCTTCGTAGGCTCCTTCGCAGTCGGTAACTGAACACGATCTAGCCATGGCTCCGCATCCTCTGAACTACGTCGGCCAACTCGTCGTTGAACTCATCTACCGCCACGGCCAACGCTGAGATGAAAACCTCGTCTCGGTGGATTCTTTGGGTGTAGAGCGGCATCTTTGGCCAAAAGATTGCTATGTCGATCCACTCTCTTTCGGCTATCCATAGCCCTCCTTGACACTGGTGTCTATGCTCGGGTGGAAATTCCCCGCGTAGAAAAATGTCAATCAGCAGGTGCGGCAGCGTGGTCTTGATCTCCACCATGCCGTTGGCTGCGACAAGAGCATCGGGACTGCATCCCTTCTTGCCATTGCGGATGAAGCCCACCCGCTGGAGATCGTAGTTGGTCTGGAAGGAGTACAGGTTGCGCGCCTGCTCCTCCATCTCCTTGCCGCGCTCCATATGGGCGTTGCTGTAGCTCTCCATCGGCTCGCCGGTGAGGATTTCACCAGCCAGCTGCAGCATGTATTTGCGGCGCGTGAGGCTCTCGCCGCCGCCTTTGCCGCGCGCCATTACCGTGGCGAACTGACTAGCTGTGGGGAGGCCCATGCGGGCTCGGAACCACTCCTCCGAGCCCTGCTCGCAGTCGATGATCTCCATGCTCATAGCGGCCTGTCTCCCGGGAAGTCAGAGGCTGTTTCCTTCTCGCGCAACTCGCGCACCTTCTTGAAGGCGGCGATGCGGCCCTTGGCGTCAGCAAAACTGCTGGCAGGAAGGCTCTCGATGCTGGGGACGCCGAAGGCGGTACAGAATTTCACCGGATCACCCTTGGCCTCCTTCAGCAGTCGCGTGATCTCCTCAGCCTGCTTCTTGGTGATGACCTCGATGCCACCGGCGGCGTTGCCGTCGTCGTCGGCGCGGCGGCCGGGATCGCCGATAGTGACGTTGAAGATCATCAGCAGCAGGTAGCGCTTGCCGTAGGACAAAGCAGAGCCTCCGGCGTGCGTCTTGTTCATGACGTCGTTGCCCTTTGGACCCTTCGCATCTACGGCAACGTCGTACTGGTACTCGCGCGTGAACAGCCCACGCTCGACGTAGGCAAGCACCCGGGTGTGGCCCGGCAGCGGGCAGTCCGCGGTGTTGAAACTGATCGACAGCCCGTGCCGCGAATAGATCGGCCGCAGCGCCTTGTCGACCGCATAGAGGGTCGCGTATTTGCTGTGGGTGGAGGGGTTGTTGGCGTCAGCCTCGATGGGCCGCATCTCGCGCTGCGCCTCGGCCAGCGCATGCTTGAAGGTCTCCTCGGCCTCCTCCATGCGCAGCTGACGGCGGAGCGTGGTCAGCTCCTTCATCTTGGCGACGTCTACGCGCGGATCGGCGGCAGCCAGAACGATCTGCTGATCCAGCGTAACAGGCGGAGTTGCCCGCACCTCTGTTGAGACAGCGCGGGTTGCGGCCTTCTTGGCGACGGCCTTCTTCGGCTTAGGTGTAGTGGATTCGGTGTTTACGTCCATGGCGTTTCCTATCGATGGTTGACGTCTGAGTGCCCGACGTTGAGCTTGGGGAATGGCTCTGCGCTGGAGCCTTGATTCTTCCATGTGAGCAGCTTCACCTCCCGGTCCTCATACGCAGCATTGGAGGCCTTGATCATCAGGGCAATCGAGACAAGGTGATCCTTGCGGTCCCGGCTCATGAAATAGCTCCGGAGCCGGAAGAAAGGATCATTGATCCCGGCACCGGCGGGGTTGGCCATAGTATGGATGAACCGCTCGGCCAAGTCAGGGTTCCTGTTGGTCAGGATGAAGTAGAAAAAGCACAGGAGGCCGGGGTTTGCGACCCCGCGCAGGCGGCTTGCTACTTCAGCAGCGCGGGCGATGCCGGGGTTGTTCTTGAAGGCCTCCTCGATGTCGCTGTTTTCCAGCCGGTTCTGCGGCGCGCGGTATTCCTCCAGCGTCTTGCGCTGCCAGCGGATCAGCCACTGCAGCCCGACCGAGATTGTGCTGCGGTTGTTCTTGGCACCGATCAGCGTGAGGATGTCGGAGCCGGAACGGGGCTTGCGGATGGTGTCGATGGTGGCGAAGGCCTCCTCCTCGATGTCGTAGACAACGATGGTCTGGACCGGCGTCTTCGCCTCGATGATCGCCCACAGCCGATGCTGCCCATCGAGGATCGAGCGCTTTCTGCTGATCTTGATGGTGTCGCCATTGAAGCGCCACTTGCCATCCATGATCTGGCGGGCAATTCGCTTGACGTGCTGGTCGTTCAGCGGCCGGTTGAGCGTGTTGGATTCCAACAGCGCCACAGCATCCTCGACCGTCAGCGTGACGATCTTGGGCGGCGTCTTATCGGGTGATTTCATCGGAGAACTCCGTGATCCACGTCAGCGCGACGAGGAGGTTTCGACTGATATATTCGGTCCGCATTGCGTTCCGGCGCACCGACGCCGCGGTATCCTTCGGGCTCGGCAGCGACTGCACGGCCTCTATTGCCGCACGCAGGTTTTTCCAGACCCCGGCGTCTATTTCACGCGCGCCGAGGACGTTTTCGGTTTGCGCTGGCTTGCGGATGGTCGACCGGCGCTCCTCCGGAGGCACCCGCTTCATGATGGCGGTGTAGGTGGCGCGCAGCGGAGCCATCCCGCTTTCGGTAGCCGCGATTTCCTCCGACGTGCCATGGCTGAGAACAGCCAGCGCCATGGTGATAGTGTGGCGATGCGTGCCGATCACCTTGGCAATGTCGGCGAGAGCCCGCGACCTGTCCTCGATAGCCATGCGCGCCCCGGCAAACCCAGCCTTGCGCTGCTCGACCTCGTATTCCCGTAGAGGGCGGTTACTTTTTCTTGGCATTGATCTTCCTCCGGGTCTTGGGGAAGGGGCGCGAAGCGATCTTCTGCTTGCGCTTTCTCGTCTTCCGCTCCAGCCGGGCGAACTTGGTCTTCAGGCCGATGTCGGAGCCCTTGGTGGTGATGGTCTTCAGCGCGCCCGGCTTGCGGCCGGTCGTCTTCTGCTGGTGGTCTGCCGTGGTGCGGTAGACCAGATAGTCCGGGTTGTTGGCGTCCGGGGTGTACTTGCCGGTGCGCCTGTTGAACTTGCGCAGCACCAGCGCCGGGTCGTGATCCAGCTGGAAGGGCTGGTCCGCGAACAACTCGTTCAGCAGCACCCGCAGGCGGCGCGTCAGCGACCACGGCTCCGTCAGGCCGCTGTCCTTGTCCATGGCGGACAGGTACAGGGGCCAGAAGATGCTGCCGGTGGCGCGGACTTGACGCTCGGCGACAGCGACGCGGACGGTCAACGGGATGTGGGGGCGCTTCATCGGGTCACTCCCTTGTTGCGGTGGCCGATCTCGGCCCCCTCCATTGCGACACGGTGCCCGGTGGCCTTGGCCCAGCCACGCAGCGCCTTCTCGATCTCGGCGTCGGTGAAGTAGGGGCGCAACAACTCCATGTTCACCTTGGCGCGGTCGACCAGCATGGCGTAGGGCTCCTGCCCCACGGTCAGCAGGACGCCTGCACCACTCGCGTCACTGCCGCGGACCCGGGCGATGTCGGAGGGCTTGGCGAGGGAGGCCAGACGGGCCTCCTCGGCCCGAGCGGCGGTGCGCTCAGCCTCGGCCTTCGCCATGTCGGCGGCCCTCAGCTGCTCGTCCGCCTCCTGCTGGCGCGCGGCAATGTTCTCGGCCTTCCTAGCCCGCTCGGCAGCGGCAACCCTCTCAGCGGCCTCCGCTGCGGCTTTACGGGCCTGTTCCTCGGCCTCCCGGGCGACGCGCTCGGCCTCCCGGCGCGCAGCCTCCTGCCGGGCGCGCTCCTCGGCGATCTTCCGGTTCTGGTAGTCGTTGATGTCGCCCTGCAGGATGTCGATGGCACCCGGCTTGGCGGAGCGGTCGTTCTTGTTGCGCTTGCCGATCTTGTCGCGGAGCACGTTGAAGAAGCTGTCGACCGCGTTGCCGCGGCGCAGGTGGGGCTCCTTCTCCAGCACCCGGACGCCCTCGGCGCGGCTGTCGAGGTCCCGGAGCTTCTTGATCATGGCCCCGCGCGCCAACGCCTCGGCGTCGTCGTTGACGCCCGGGGGAAAGGCGGCAGCCTCCGCCAGCAGCTCGTCCAGTGCGCTCGTGAGCCCGACATAGTCGGAGGCGAGGCGCTCGGCTTCAAGCTGGGCATAGTCCGGGGCTTGGTTGCCGCCGGGGACGGCGCGTGGGTTGAAGGTGTCAGACATCGGGCTTGGTCTCCAGCTTGGCCTTCATCTGCGCCAACGGCGACGCATTGGTGAAGGTGATGGTGGCGATGTCACCGCGGGACAGCCGCATGAGCATGCCCATGGTGTCGATCTCGTCGGGATAGAGCGGGCCCTTGACCACGCTCTTCCCGTCAATGTCGTCGATGGTGATCCAGAGGGCAGGCATCAGATCAGCCCTCGAATGTGAGCAATGTTGACCATGCAGCGAACGATCTCTCTGGTCTCTTCGAGAAGTTTCTGACCCTTGCGTGTAGCTTCCCAGTGGGCGTGAGCCTCCCCCAGAGTAAAATAGCGACACCCGGCTTTCACCATTGGCTCTTTGTCCTCCCTCAGTTTTTGAAGGGAAAATGCGTAACCGTCGCTGCGAGTTGTCCCCTGTACTATCCACTGCTTGCCGAGGTCCGCGCCGCTGAGGTCCGCGCCGCGGAGGTCCGCGCCGCGGAGGTCCGCGCCGCGGAGGTACGCGCCGCTGAGGTCCGCGTCGCGGAGGTACGCGCCGCCCTTAACGGCTTCTTCAAGAGCCTCCTTGGCAGTTGAGAACTGCGACTTAAAAAGGTCGCGCCCGGACCGCGATTTTACGAAGTAGGTCATCTCACTGCATCCCTGCGGGTGTTGCGATCCAGAGGAAAGCCACGCCGCCAAAGATGATGGCGTAGCAGGTGTATTCGAGGAGGCGGGCGATCACTGTTCGACCCAAGAGTTTGTTTCGAAATTCCAGACGACCGAACTGGTGTTCCGAGTCTTTCCCCAAGCGCCGGATTTGATCCGCTCGACATAGACGGCCAAGATCAGGTCGGGATTCCAGACGTTGGAGCGGAACCCAACAATCATGATTTCCTTCCCGCTTCGGCGGGTAAAGACGGTGTTTTCGGTGAAGTGAGGCCTCACCGCCTCGCAGGCGGCAGTGGTAAGCGCCACCCCGGCGTTATAAGCATCTCGGCGCGTATCACGCTCCAGCGCCTGCGCAGTAAGGTGGGCGGACTTAGCGGTGTCGTAGGCGGTGCGAAGGTCTTGAAGGTTTGTCATGCGATGTTCCTCCGAGCCCCCATGGCTCCGGTCAACAACGTGTGTACTCCACCCTGATGGTGTTGTCAACGCCAGTATACATTCAGTTGACCGATTCCGTGAACGGCGGTATGTTGCCCAAATGGCAAAACTGACTGACGAGGCCGCCTTCGAGCGGCTTATTGCCCCAAAGCCTGACGGCCACGGGTACACCAAGAAGCAACTGGGCGAGATGGTCGGCATCTCCAAGCAGGCGGTCACCCGCTGGAAGGCGGTTCCGACCCGGTATGTGCTGGCGCTGAGCAAGGCGACCGGTATATCCAAGGCCAAGCTGCTGCCGTCCCTGTTCGGCTAACCCCCTCTCACATCACCGGAGAACTGCTGCATGGCCCCCCGCAAGAAGCCGACCAAGGAAGACGTCCAGAAGGCAGCCGCAAAGGCCGAACGCCGCGCCAAGACCGCCCCGAAGGCCGACACCGTCAAGGCTCCGGGAGCCAACGACACCGACGAGCAGAACCGGGCGCTGTTCCTGCATCACCTGTCGAAGGTCGCTGACCTGAAGGACAAGGTGGCGAAGGCAACCGCCAACCTGCGCAATGCCTACAAGACCGCCAAGGCTGACGGGTTCCTGAAGGTCGACTTCGATTGCGCCTTTGAAATTCAGGCGGCAGACGGCGAGAAAAAGAAGAAGGCGGCGATTGCTCGCAACCTGCAGATCGCCCGCTGGCTGGGCTGCGATCTCGGGGCCCAGCTGGACCTGTTCTCGCAGGACGAGCGGGTGCCTGCCGAGGACCGCGCCTACGAGGAAGGCAAGACCGACAGCATGAGCGGCAAGAGCGCCAAGCCATCCTACGACCCCTCCACCCCGCAGCATGGCCGGTACATGCAGGGCTACCACGACGCCACCGAAATCCGGGTCAAGAGCGGCATCACCAAGTTGCACCCGGAGGTGCAGAAGGACCTGACGGAGCAGGCTGAGAAGAAGGCCAAGCGCGAGGCGGAGCAGGCCAAGGATGCTGCGGCTTTCGATCAGCCCGCCTCCGGCGTCGCCATGACCCGGGAAGAGTACAAGCGCCAGCAGGCCGCGGAGCAGGGCGATCTCAAGCACTGATACGCCCGGCGCGTTCGTCACGATCCTTGTCTCCGGCCAGCCCCGGGGCAAGGGTCGTCCGCGTTTTGGGCGAGCTGGTGAGTTCGTCCGTGTCTGGACCGACAAGAAGACCAAGACCTACGAGGAGACCGTAGCAGTCGAGGCGGCCCGCCGCATGGGCACCTTGCCAATGAGGTTGGGAGCCGTCTCTGTGCGGATCGAGGCCTGCATGGCCATCCCAGACAGCTGGAGTAAGAAAAAGCGACAGGCGGCCCTTACAGGCGATCTGATGCCAACCGGGAAGCCCGACTTCGACAACATCAGCAAGGTGGTCTGCGACGCCCTCAACAAGATCGTCTGGAAAGACGACAGCCAGATCATCGTCTCCAGCTTCCGGAAGTATTACGGGCCGTACCCGGGCCTGATCATCAGTGTTTGGGATTGGGAGTAGGAAATATGCTCACGCAGGAGCGGCTGAAGCAGGTGTTGGATTATGACCCAGAGACGGGCGCGTTCACCTACAAGATAGACCGAGCCAACAAGAAGGTTGGCGATGTCGCTGGTTATGTCATGGCAAGCGGTTATGTCACGATCACCATCGACTACGAGGCCTATTACGGTCACCACCTCGCGGTGCTGTTTATGACTGGAAAGTGGCCACCGAAGAAAAGCCATACAGATCACCGCAATGGCCAAGAGGCCGACAATAGGTGGGTGAATCTTCGGGTAACCACCCCTCTAGTAAACCTTCATAATCGGAAGGGTCTCAACAAAAACAACACCAGCGGCGCTCCCGGGATAAAGAGGTTCCGGGATGGCTATCGTGCTGTCATTGGCTTCAACTGGAAGAACATCACCATCGGCACCTATCCCACTTTGGAGGAGGCTGTCGCCGCGCGAGAAGATTACCGCAAAAGCCTCCCTATTCATGGTTAAGATACGGCACGCGCTCGCGGAGCGCGGTCTGGATTTTTACAGCACCCCACCGGAGGCCACCCGCGCACTGATTCGCGCCGAGCGCCTTCCCCATGGCATCTGGGAGCCACACTGCGGGCTGGGTGCCATCGCAGAAATTTTATTGGATGCCGGACATGCTGTCGTCGCCACCGACATCGAGTACCGGGACTACCCATTCCAGACCGGAGCCTACGACTTCCTGCAGGCGCGGAAGGTGCCATCTGGCGTCGACGGCATTGTGATGAACCCGCCATATGCTGCTGCGTCGATCCACGTCAGGCATGCCCTCATGTTGTGTCCCTACGTCGTCGCCCTACTACGGCTATCCTTCCTTGAGGCTGGAAACCAGAAAACGGAGCTGGGCCGGGCGCGGCTCTGGTGCCTCGACCGGGGGCATCTAGCGCGCGTCCATATCTTCCGAAACCGACTTCCCTTCATGCACAGGGAGGGCTGGGAAGGGCCGCGCTCGACCAACACCGTGCCCTTCGCTTGGTTCGTTTTTGACGGCGATCATAGGGGCCCGGCGACCATCAGCAGGATCAGCTGGGATTGACTCCAAGGTGGATTCGGAGTGATAAAAGAAAAGGCCCCGGAGGCGGTGAACCTCTCGGGGCCTGAAACCAATCGATGATGGCGATTGGGTAGTGTGCGGGAGTAAAATAAGGGTTTACCCTTCTCCCGTCAACAGCCCCAATCCGCTCAGGAAGGGGTTGTTCCAATGGACTTCTACAAGCACGACATTCCAGACTGGATGGATGGCACCGAGGACCTCGATGATGGTCCGTATCGGGTCTACCATGTCGTCTGTCAGCTGATCTATTTGGCCGAGGGTCCGATCAAGCTCAACGAGCACGGCATAGCCGGTCGCTGCAAGCAGTCGATCAGGTCGTTCCGGGCCAACCTTAAAGCCCTCCTAGACGACGGTAAGCTGGCCCTCTCAGAGGGTCGTCTCAGCAATTCTCGGGCAAAAAAAGAACTCGAAAAAGTTTCAGAGAACCGCCTCAACGCTTCTAAGGGAGGTCTCAAGTCCGCTGAGGTACGTTCCTCGGCTCATAAGCCATTGGAAATAAACAATGTGGCTCAAGCGTCGCTTAAAGATGATCGAAGCCTAATAGAGAAGACTAGACTAGAGAAGAAAGAATCTCTTGGCGATGCTGGCGCATCGCTGCGGAAGAAGCCTCCGTACTCTCAGGATTTTGAAGACCGGTTTTGGAGCCGGTACGCAAAGGGGTCAAAGGCAGACGCATGGAAGCAGTGGAGGGCTCTCTCACCAGAGGACCGGAACGACGCCTGCAAAGCCATTGATCAATACAAGGCCAGTGTCCGTGATCCACAGTTCTGGGTCGATAGCTGCCGGTACCTGTCCCAGCGCCGGTTTGAAAATTTTGTGAACGGAGGGGCTGTTGTCGCTGCACCGCAGTTCGACATCAGGTCGGTGCTGGTATGACGATCCCATTTCCCCGCCATGGCATCCCCGGCTACTACTCGCTCGCTGAACTTCCGCAGCGCGAATCGCTGCTCACGTCCGCCAAGTCGACCGGCTGGGTGGAGCTGGATGCGATCCTCAAAATCTATCCCGGGCAGTTCATCGTCTGCACCGGCAACCCCGGCAGCGGCAAGTCGACGTTCCTGTTCAACCTGATCATCAACCTGTGCTGGGTGCACAATCACCGGGCGTGGATGTATGTCCCGGAGAACGAGGCCAACCTGTTGCAGAAGCTGCAGCGGATGTTCAACAACCAAGACCGGCAGTTTGCGAAGTTCGCTGCGAGCCACTGCTTCGTCCAGTCTTCGGATTATCACCACTACGGCGAGGAGCCGCGGACGATTGAGTGGATACTGGACAACGCCTACCACGCTTGGCTGAAGGACAAGATCAACTACGTCCTGATCGATCCGTGGAACGAGCTGGAGCGTGCGCGGGCTCGCGACGAGAACATGACCGACTACATCGGGCGCTGCCTGATGCGGGTGAAGATGTTTGCCCGCGAGACCGGCTGCACCATGTTCATGGTTGCCCACCCAACAAAGGACATCGCCAAGGACGGCAAGACGCGCACGCCGACGCTGTACGACATCGAGGGCAGCGCGCACTGGTTCAACAAGTGCGACAACGGACTGATCCTGAAGGCCGACCCCGGCAAGCCGGAGGCGACGGTGATCTCGGCAAAGGTTCGCGAACGTCCGTTCGGCGGCAGGCTCGGCCACTGCATTTTCTTGGTCGACGAGGAGACCGGCATCTTCCGCGAGCAGCACGGTGGAGGGCAGGCGATATGAACACTCGCGCGCAGGAGTATCGGCAGGTCATCGAGAATTTGCTGGCGCATGTATCGCTGCTCGACGCCGAGGAGCTGATGGTGTTGCATGAGCTGGTCAGCAGGGCCGAAACCAAGATGTTGGCCGAGATGGCAGACAAATTTCCCGACGACCACTGATGGACATGTTGTCGCAGGCGTGACCCTGTAAAACAAGGCGTGCGCGTGTTTGCCAAGCTGACAGCGAAGCAGGCGGCCTGAGTAAACATCCTGTTGACACGCGGCCTCCGTTGTGAGATACAGCGGGGGTCGCGAGCCATTGGGGCTCGGCGCAACAAGGAGCAAAAGCATCATGAAGACCGGACTTTCCCTCACCCAGCTGGCCGCGCAGATCGAATCGAACGCTGCCGCCAAGCAGGACTACATCGTTCCCTCCAAGGGCCTCGAAATGGTGGTTCAGGGTGAGAACGTCGAGATGCAGGTTCCCACCAGCGACTCGTCCTACTCCGTGATGCCCATCCGTCCGATGGCTCACGACCAGATCGGTGGCTACACCGACATCCCCGCCAAGTATTATGACCGCATGCTCGCCGAGAGCCCCAAGCTCCTCGCCGACAACGTCAACACTTGGCTCAGCAAGTGCACCAACGACAAGCGCCTCGTCCGCGCCCTCAGCGGCAACATGCGCTCGCTGCACTCCAACAAATACCAGCGCATCGACCACGAGGAGATCGCCGAAGTTGCGCTGCCCGTGCTCCTGAGCGTCCCCGGCATCAAGGTGGCATCGAGCCAGATCACCGAGCGCCGGATGTACCTGCAGGTCACGACTGACCGGTTGGTCGGCGAGGTCAAGCGCGGCGACGTTGTGCAGGCCGGGCTGATCATCTCCAACAGCGAGACCGGCCACGGCTCCGTCAGCGTCAAGGCGATGTTCTACCGCCTCGCCTGCCTGAACGGGCTGATCCTGCCCGAGACGTTCCGCGCGTCCCACATCGGCCGCCGGATCGACGACAACGAGGACCTCTACAAGGACGACACCCGCGCCGCCGACGACAAGGCGATCCTGCTCAAGGTCCGCGACACCGTCGCTGGCTATCTGTCCTCCGACTTCTTCACCAAGAAGCTGGAGCAGCTGCAGGGCCTCACCCAGCAGGGTGTCACCGGCGACCCGGTCAAGGCCGTCGAGGTCCTCTCGCGCAAGCTGGGCGTCACTGACGGCGAGCGCGGCGGCATCCTGCGCTCCCTGATCGAGGGCGGCGACCTATCCCGCTGGGGCATCGTCAATGCCGTCACCCATCAGGCGCACGGCATCGCCGACTACGACCGTTCTGTGGAGTTCGAGGCCATGGGCGGCAAGCTGATCGATCTCCCGGCCAACGACTGGCGGGAGGTTCTGGAAGCCGCGTAAGCGGCCCAAACCCGGGAGGGCTGATCGTCAGCCCCCAGCCCCAGACAGCCCTCCCGGGCCATTTTTGATGGATTGAAGGCCATGCCAAGTGTCCTGCTCGAAAGATACGGCACCAAGCTGATGGAGTTGAAGCCGTCGTCGATCTGGGCGGCTGCCATGGCCGATATGGACCGCAAGGTGCGCAACGCCAGCCTCAGCCGAGCATTTGGCGACTACGAGCAGTATGCTTTCCACCGCGACCACGTCGCCAAGGCCGACACCGCCAATGATCTGATCCGGCTGGCGATCATGTATCCCGGCCTCGGGCAGGCCTCCGGCAAGAAGATGACCCGGCTGATCTACGCCGACGTCGAGCTGCTGAAGCGCGCCCTGAAGTAAACTAGCTGTTGACTGCGACATCAGGATATGAGATGGTCCTGCCTGCGAGCCATTGGGGCTCCGGAGAAAAGCACCAAGGCGTAGGAAGGCGGCAATGGGAACGGCAGACTGGGGCTACACATACCTCCAGACGACCAGAGATTGCCTCTGGTTCGATTGTGGGCTCAGGCGGGGCTGGACCCTGCCCGACCCGGCAAACCCCTTGGCGAGGCTCTGGGGCGTCCGGCACGCCCGCTGGGCATGGTATGCTGCCGTCGACACTTACGAGGACTGGTACTGGTCCCGCTACGGGCTGGTGTCGACCGGCTACAACAACTGGCTCCGCTACGCGATCCGAAGGGGATGGTGCTGACATGGACGGCAAGGAACTGGCGCGAATCAGGGGCACCATCGGCATGGACCGGGTCGAGTTCGCTCGCTTGATTGGCTACACCGGCACCGACAGCAACAACGAGTTTCGCCTGCGCAAGTATGAGCACGGCAAGTTCCAGATTCCGCTCTACATCGCCCGGCTGGCGTGGATGATACTACGTCATCATGACGCCCATGGGGAGATGCCGCAGTTCCCCGATTGGCCGGGCTACGAGTTCGACCATTCGCCCGATCCCCAGCATCCGGCGTCGCCATGACCGATTACGAGCGCGATAAAAAGTGGGAGCAATCGGAGTGGTGGCGCGTGCCTGCGATGGCCTGCCTGTTTCCGGCTCTGGTTTTGCTGATGTGGGGGACGCGATGAAAATGATTGACGACTTTCTGATCGGGGCGCGGCTGCTGGCGAGGCTCTTGGCCGTTACGGCTCGCGAGCGCGATAGTGCGCTTTCACAGCTTGTGAAGGCACAGTCCGAGAATGCTGAAATGGTGCGCGTCTGCGACAGTTACGCCGCAGAAAACCAGCGCCTATTCGACCGGGCGGAAGCGGCTTCGACGCGGCTTGCGAAGGCGAGAGAGACGCTTGAATGGCTGAACCGCAGGGGCGGTCTCGGCTACGACGCGCACGACCGTATCCGGACCGCCCTGACTGACGACATAGGAAAGACCGACCAATGACTGACGCACCGCGCCGCACGCTTACCGATGGTCGGCAAATCTACCCCGAGCATCGCAACCTGAAACCAAACGGGCAGCAGAACGATTACGTCGTGCTGGCCGAGGAGGAGCGCGCCAAGGGCTTTGTGCGGCCCGTCAGGCGATCCTACAAGCACCTGAAATGCGGCGTCGTCACCACGATGGGGCAAACGCTCGCAGAGACCTATGCCCGCCAGCCGGACTTCTATAGTGGGACGTTTTGCTGCGGATGCAGCGCGCACTTCCCGGTCGGCGCTGACGGCGAGTTCGTTTGGGATGGCACAAGCGAGAAGGTGGGGACATGAGCGGTCGCGTCGTACAGGCCAAGCCGGAACACGAGGCCGCCTATCAGGACATGGCGGCGATCATCGGGCGCTACGCCAACGCCATGAGCGCGGAGGAAATTCTAGCGGTCGCAGCGAACATGGTGGGCAAGCTGATGGCGATGCAGGATCAGCGCACCATGACACGCGAGCGCGCCCTTGAGATCGTCATCAAGAACATCGAGACGGGCAACGCCCAAGCTATTGAACAGGTGATGCGCAGCAAGGGGAGCGCGTGATGTTCGCCCATGCGTCTGCCAAGGGGGACCAATGATCGAGGGGCAAGATAGCATCTTGGCGTGGTTAGCCGCGCAGCCATCCGACGCCGAGATACGGAACGGCATCATTGAGGAATGCGCGCTAGAGATAGAGTCTCACATGCCAGACAAGCGGTTCTCAATAACCCTTGGCAGCGCCGCAGCAATCATCCGTTCCCTTAAGACCGCACAGGCGTCTGCCGAAGGAGAGAAGCGATGAGCCGAGAACTACTGGTCGTAGGCGATAGACTGACAGGCATAATCACGCCAGCGGGCGATCACTATAGGGCTGGTGCCAAAGGAGTAATGGGCATTGGCGTTAACCAGCTTCCGGGGCCAATGGGGTTCTATCTGGTCGCAAGCGTCATCTACGAGGATGATCGAGCCGACGTGATAATTCCGCTGCATCTAGCCCAAGAAATTTACACCCTGAATCCATGAACAACCTCGCCCCCAAGACCGCACATGCGTCTGCCAAGGGAGAGCCGAATGGCTGAGTGGAAACGGGGCTTCCCGCCCGGCAAATATTATGAGGGCATGGTGGACGATTACGAAGTCCGCTTCACGCCGCTCACTCACTGGTATCGCAAGCGGACGCCCGAAGAAAAGGCGGCCCACCTCGCAGAGCGAGAGCGCAACCATTCCTTCAAGACCGCCGAGGACACGAAGCGATGACCGACCGCTGGCTGGTGACAATCGAGGCGTGGCCGCATTCCACGGGCAACGGAGCTGACAAGGACCAGCTCGCTGCCGGCGACCGAACGCAGAAGTTTGCCGTGCGCGCCGAGGGCATGGCGGATGCGTTCCGCTGCGCCGAGTTCATTGCACAAGGAATGCGAACAAACCCGATGGTTTGGCGCGCACCGATCACGGCGATTGTGAAAGAGAACGAGCAATTTTGACAACCTACTACACCACCAAGGGCACAACATGAAAACCCGCGAGAGACTAGCAAGCGAACTGCGCAAGATCGCCGCCCAGGCATCGCCAGCGAACGCCGCGAAGTATGAGGCTTTCGCCGTGCGCGCGGCAACCGGCGAATTTGACGACTATGCGGACACCTATTGTCTGTCCGATCACGCAATTGTATTCGGAGCTGACAGCCGCCGGCTTCGCGAAATTCGCCGCTCGCGTCGCCAGTGGCGAGTTTGATGCGACCAAGGACGAAAGCGACGAATGGATGCGCAGCCCGTCAGGGCAGGAAGCCGCAAGGCAGCTGTCGCCGGAGATGCGCAAGGTTCTCGGAATGAAAATCCTCAACTAGGAGAGCATGATGCCCGGCGACACGATCACCAACAAGGAAGCAATCGAAATGATGAACCGCTGCAAGGAGGAAATCCGCAGCTTGCGATCCGTCATCGACCGCCTGAAGCCCAAGGCTGAAGCCTATGACAATCTTGCCACGCTGCTGCGCCTGCTACCTCATCAGAGCGTCGCTATGGGCGAGGATGTGGTGTGGATTCTTGACAAGCGCATCCGCGAACTGACGCCGGTCAACGAGACTTAATCCAGACCATCGGTGACGGCAAATGATGCGCTACATCATCGGACCTGACGGCGAGCGCCACGGTCCCTTCATCGGGATAACGGCGGTTCACGGCTTCATCGCCTCGCGCTGGCCGGGTGCGGAGCAAGGCGTCGATTGGAATTTTGAAGGCGACGAGGAGTGAGCGTCGCGCGTCGGAGGGGAAAGACATGAAAGAACCGGTTGACCACATAATCAGGCCGAGCCTCCCGTGGCGGCGCGGGCTCGATGGGGCGATAACCGAATGCGGTTACGACGCATCCAAGGTCAAGTCTTTAACGCGCGACGAATTTTTCCAGCGGCTAAAGGATATGGGCAAGCAGCGTTGCGCCATGCTGACCTGCATGACCTGCTCGGATACCGCGCAGCGATGGGGAACGTGGGACGACGATCCGCGCCTTGCTATGCAGCGCGAGATCGAATGGGAGCGAGGTTCAGCTTACTGGCGCGCCCGCACAGACCGGGGCCAGCTACTCAAGGACGAGCTGCAAGCCATCGCCGGGGTGATTGAAGCGCACCGCGAGGAGTTCGACGCTGCTATCGCGGCAATAATTCAGCGCCGGGAGTGGAACGAGAAAAAGGCAGCACTGAAACAACAGAAGCCCGCGGCTTCACCGAAAATTCCCCTGTAGACAGGCAGGACAGAACATGAGCGCCGATGACAGACATCCACAAGACGCACCCAACCTATACAAGCCCGGCCACCCGGTTCGCGAGATCATGCGCGCGGTTTGTGGTCTGCCCGGCCCATACGACCAAGCTGACCCGGAATTGCTACAGGTCCGCTATGACGAGTTGCTTGCGATTCTAGAGGACAAGATCGGCGCAGTTCAGCAGCAAGGGCGAGACACATGAAGCGTGCATGGACAGTGCTCTTAGCGTGGACCCGCCTTAGCAAGAGTGCAATTTGCGAGGCGTCGAAAGGCAGCGCCGACTTCCACGACTACCCGGACGGCATCATTAAGGAGCCGATACATGGCTACATCTACACATGCGAACGCTGCGGCAAGAATTTTGGAATTTGAAAGGCTGCTGAAAGCCGTGCGCGACAGTCCTCACCTGAATGAGCAGTCAAATGCTACGGTTATAACCGGCAAGCTCTGGCGTCGAATATCTGACTCGCTCGCAACAGATCGGTAAGCCAATGTTTGAACGCGACGAAAACGAATACGTGCCCCACGGCAAACTTTACGAGTGGGGCCTGCGGATAGCGTTCGTCGGGCTGCTGGTTTGGATTGTGACCGGCCCCCACTAACCTTTCCCTTTCATCACACCGGGACATGCTCGACCCATGCCAAACGCTACAGCAACGCTATTGACAAGGGCCGCTCTGTGGACGGCGGCTGCGGTCATCGTTCTCATGGCGGCGCTGCTTGTGCTGCATATCTACAGCTAACATCACACTTGGGACGTCAACAAAAGGTTGATTTTTTCGGGTAAGTCTCTAGGATGGTTTTGCCTCGGGCTCCGCTCCCGCAGGCAAGCATGGCGACCCGGTTTGGTGATGCTTTCCGGGTCGCCATCCACCCCACAGGACAGAAGATGGATGGACCTCAATCCGACACCGGCCGCGCCAAGATGCACGACCCGGATCAGAGCTGGCCGCTCAGCGTCAAGGTGGTGCTGGAGTGGCAGGTCGATGGCTACCTCGTAAGCAGGACCGCGGAGATCAATGCGGATGCCTTTTTCGGGCGAGGCGGCTTTGGGGCTCCGATGGAGGGAGCTGGTCTGGTCCGGATAATCGAGAACCTGCGCAAGTCGGGGCCTCCACCTGTCGAGACGGCGCAGCCGAGGGATCATGGCAAGAAAAAGCGATAGTGCGATCAAGGTGGAGATGGTTGGCATCGAGAGCGTCAACCCCTACCCGAGCAATGCCAAGACCCATTCGCCCGAGCAGGTGGCGATGCTGCAGTCGTCGATGAGCCAGTTCGGCTTCGTCAATCCCATCCTTGTTGATGAGCAGGGCACGGTGATAGCCGGTCACGGCAGGCTGCTGGCGGCCGAGGCGCTGGGTCTGGAGGAGGTCCCTGTCATCAGGCTGAAGCACCTGACCCCCGAGCAGGCGCGGGCCCTGCGGATCGCCGACAACTCCATCGCCCAGTCTGGCACCGGCTGGGACGTCGATCTGCTGGAGGCGGAGCTGGCCACCCTGCGGTCTCTGGACTTTCCGTTGGAGCCCCTTGGCCTCGACAACATCGAGCTGCCCGACATTGAGGAGGTCGTCCCGGCCGCCCCAAGGCCTAACCGCTCCAAGACCACCATCTTCATCAGCGTCAAGAATGAGGAGCTGGTGAAGGCCCGGAAAGTCATCGCCAAGGCGCTGGATGCAGCCAAGATAGGGCACAATCTATGACCCTGATCGACTTCTGCCGGTATGGTTTCATGGCCTGTGGGGTGCTCACCATCGTCCTGATGGCAGCCACCCTGTTCCTGACAATCCGGGCATGACCCCCTACCGTTTGACTTACCACAATGTTAAGTACCCCCATGCCTGTACTAAAGCGCACACACTGGGAGATCGCTGCTGTCGCTCGTGCCAACGGAGCCACCCAGCAGGAAGCCTACGAAGGCATGGGCCTCAAGTACAACGCAGGTGCAGCAAGCCGCTTCTTCTCCAGACCCGATATAGCCGGACGCATCGAGGAAATCCAAGCAGAACGCGAAGAAGTACGCCGCCAAGCTGCAAATAGAGCAGTAAAACACGAGGCAATGGATAGAGCCTTCGTTCTCCAGTACCTCAGAGGAACAGTAGCCTCAGCAATGAGGGGAGACCCGGTATACAAACGGAACGGTGACCCGTTACTCGACGCAAACGGTAATCAAGTGTACCGCCCGGATAGGCAGTCGGCACTGCGTGGGCTGCACCTGATCGGGCAGGATATCGGCATGTTCGTGCAGCGGACGGAGGTTGGCGGGCCCGGCGACTTTGCCCGCATGACGGACGAGGAGCTGAACGCCAAGCTGGTGGAGATGGCGCTGCAGCTCGGGCTGCCGGAACCGGCGGTGAAGGCGATTGAGGATTTGAGCAAACGGGAAGATGAGGAGGTCGAATGAGCTACGCGAGAACACTTCAGCGGCGTCTTGATATTGATCTGATCAACCAGATTGAGGCATCTGGGCGACGCATCAAGGCGGCAGGCTCGGCCATCAAATCTCCGCGCAGACAACCTCGCGCGGCAGAGACCTACCGTGGCGCACGCCGCAATCGCGTAATGGGTCGGACGTGATGGGAACCGCCTGCCTTGCTGCCGCGTTGGCGTTGTACTGCTACGAAACGCTGCAACGACTGAGGAGAGACCCATGACCAAGCGCTGGATTGATTCGGAAGAGTTCCTGCAGAAGCTGATCGATGCGATTGGCGAGGGTGTCATTACCCCGTCCCAGCGCATGCGGATGGCGGAGGTGATCCGGGAGGCCGAGGAGCACGTCAACGCCCAGCAGGAGACGCTGGCCTCGGCTGGCGCTGTCAGCGGCGGCGACAGCTTTGAGGAGATCAAGAGCAGCGCCAAGAAGGCGCGGTCAAAAGAGGCTAAGGCCAAAGAGGCCGCCTGAACTGACCCTCGCAACGGCGCAACCCCAGAGGGATTGGCCCCGTGAGCGCACCCCGCTTGCGGGGTCTTTTTTGTGCTGTATATTCGAGCGGCACCGTGCTGGTGCTTTGGAGATGGTCGTGCAGGCCGAGAACCTCATCGTCAAAGGCGTCGAGCGCATCGCATACGCCTATGTCGACCCGCGCGCCTACTGGACTTCCAGCCCGCCTGTATATCGGACCAAGCGGGATTACTGGCCACTGATCTGGATGGCGGTGTCCTGCTGCTGCGGCTGGACGGGCCCGGCTGAGCGCGTCGACCTTCCCCCGCCGAGGCGGTACTGGTGAATCAGCCGCTCTCCCAGCCTGAGCACGCCGAGTTTGCCAAGCTGATGGCCGTGATGCGTCGTCGGCAGGCCAAGAAGCTGCAGCAGCGGCGCGGATACCGGGATGCCGATGGCGTATGGCGGGGAGGCCTGCTGGAGTTCGTCCGCTACTTCTGGTCAGTTCTGGAGCCGGGGACCAAGTTTGTCGATGGGTGGGCTCTGGAAGCGATCTGCGAGCACCTTGAGGCGGTCACCTTCGGGGAGATCACCAAGCTCCTGATCAACGTCCCGCCGGGCTTCATGAAGAGCCTGCTGACGGACGTCTTCTGGCCCGCGTGGGAGTGGGGCCCGATGAACAAGCCTCACATCCGCTATGTGACCTTCAGCTACTCCTCGATGCTGACGGAGCGCGACAACGGTCGCTTCAAGGACCTGCTGACCTGCCCGGAATATCAGGAAATGTACGGCGACCGCGTCCAGCTGCGGAAGGTCGGCGAGACCAAGGTCACCAACATGCGGCACGGCTGGAAGCTGGCCTCCTCGGTTGGCGGCGTCGGCACCGGCGAGCGCGGCGACCGGGCCATCATCGACGACCCGCACAACGTCAAGGAATCGGAGTCCAAGGCAGTCCGGCAGGAGACCATCCGCTGGTTCCGCGAATCACTGTCGTCCCGCCTCAACAACATGGAGACCGGCGCGAAGGTCGTCATCATGCAGCGGGTGAACGAGGAGGACGTCTCCGGCGAGATCATTAGCTCGATGGATGGCTGGTGCCACCTGCTGATCCCGATGGAGTACGTCTGGCAGGCCGACGACAACGGGCAGCCGCTCGCCACCAGCATCGGCTGGGTCGATCCCCGCTGGAAGCCACGCCCGCAGGACTGCGACGGTGAGCTGGCGTGGCCGGAGCGCTTCCCGGAGCACATCATCCCGACCATGAAGTCCGACGCGAGCAAGTTCGCTTGGGCTTGCAACCCGTATGAAGCCCCGATCTTGATGGCCGATCTGTCAATGAGGCCCATCGGCACCGTTGTGCCGGGGGACAAGATTGTGGGGTTCAGGATCGGTGACAACAGGCGGCGCGCTCGATACCAAGAGGCCACCGTTCTGGATGTCCACAAATCACTCCAGCCTTGCGTCAAGGTCACATTCGACAGCGGTCGAACAATCCGCTGCACCGCGAACCATAGGTGGTGGACCGGGCGCAATGATGCCGCTCATCCCCCCTATGCCCCAGCATGGATTGGCGGTGAGTTGCGTCGAGTATGCCCGCCAGCAATACCGCAGCTGGCCCCAGACGAGGTTCGGGCGGCAGGTTGGTTGGCTGGGTTCTTTGATGGTGAGGGTACCGTTTCTCTCAACCTGCGCCGCGAACATAATAGCGCCAGCGCTCTGATCTCATTTACCCAGTCTGCAGGCAAGAATTTGCCCCTGTGCGAGAAGCTGGAGGCTAATTTGAGCCTGTTGGGGCTCGATTATGGGATGCGCCACCGGCAGAGGGCAAAAGGGCATGCGCCGGTGCGTTCCTATTGGCTCAAAGCTGGCCCAACTGGCCGGTCTTCCATGTTGTCTCTGTATCAGCGTTTTCTGCATCAGGTGCAGCCCACAAAATGGCGCGACCGGATCATCGAGAGTGCGATCAACTCGCGCATGTTCACCGGCCGGGAGCGGGTAATATCGATTGAGCCGGACGCGACTGAGGAGGTCTACGGCCTAACCACCACGACCGGCAATTATGTGGTCTGGGGGCTAGCATCGTCCAACTCCCAGTACCAGCAGACGCCAGAGACCCGCGGCGGCTCGATCTTCGAGCGCGAGTGGTGGCAGCCGTGGAGCCCGGCAGACGGCAAATTCCCGATCTTCAGCTACGTCGTGGTGTCGGTTGATTCGGCCTACGGGCAGAAGGAGAACAGCGACCCGAGCGCGGCGGTCTGCCTTGGCATCTTCCAGAACGAGGAGGGCTACAATCGCGTCATGGTGATCGAGGCGTGGCGGCGCATCCTGAAGTTCTCGGGGCCCAAGATCACCCTGCAGCCGGGCGAGAAGGCGATTGCGTTCCGCGAGCGCCAGATGCGCAGCTGGGGGCTTGTGGAGTGGCTGGCCGACACCTGCACCCGGCGCAAGGCGGATCGGCTCCTGATCGAGAACAAGTCGGCGGGCATCTCGGCCGCACAGTCGTTGGCCAATTCGCACCCGCACGCAGGCTGGGCAGTGCAGCTGATCGAGCCCAGGGGCGACAAGTGGGCGCGGGCGCAGTCGGTGCAGCCAGCGTTCAGCCAAGAGCTGGTCTACATCCCCTTTCCGCTCCGGCAGTGGGGGCAGGACCTGATCGACGAAATGGCGATCTTCCCCAAGGGCAAGCACGACGATCTGACGGACGCCATGACGCAGGGCATCAAGCACCTGCGGGACCTCGGCCTGCTGCGCAACGACAGCGAAATCCGCTACGAGGAGACCGAGCGCGCCAAGCACAAGCCGGTGCCGAAGAACCTGTACCCGGGGGCACGGAAGCGGAGGGCAGCGTAAACATCCTGTTGACCGGCGCTCCGGGATGTGCGATAAGGTGCGGGTCGAGCCATTGGGGCTCACGGAGATCGTCAATGGCCAAACTGTTGCACACCAAGCCGCTATACCTCTCGGGCGTCAACAACTACGAGCGCTCCGCCGAGGCAGGTCGTGCCTTCTATCGCATCACCACGTTGGCGCGCCTGATCGTTCGCAATGATGATTCGGCGGTTATCGAGTATGTGCAGGAGGAGCCCCTGTACGAGGGCCAGAGCCCCGTGAATGCGTTCTCCGACCACCCGAGCTGGGGCCGCATCAGCTACAGCCACGCCTTCTACGCCGCCGCGGGGGTGATCTGATGCCATCCCCCATGGACCTCCTGATCAACGAATCAACCGGCGAGATCGACCACGCCATGGTCGTGGAGGCCGCCGATCTGCGCGCGGCCCGCGAGTGGGGTGGGCCGAACCCGCCCCCGAACTACATCCGCGAATCAGTCTCCTACACCGTTGAGCGCGCCCGCCTGATGCGCCAGCAGTGGCGCAGCGCCCACGGTCTTGATCCGTGGGAGGGCGTCGAGATGGCCACGATGAACGTGCCGACGTGGGGCGACAGCGGCGACAGCTTCGGGAAGTGAGATGAAGCGGGTGACAGGCATCGAGCTATACGAAAAGCGCTCTGGCAATGGCTCCGAGGGCTGGCCACATGCTTTGAAGATTGAGTTTTCCGAGGGCTGGCCGCTGGAGATAATCCTTCGGCATCAGCGAGAATACTCCCAGATCGCAGAGGCTGTTCGCTTGCTCAACTTGGCTCTAGGTGATCGGCCATGAGCGAGCAGGAAAACCGGCTGTATCTTAAGGGCTACGGCATCTGGGCGGCCGATCCCATTGGTGCATCGCCGGACTATCGCCGGTGTTGCGCCACTGTGGTGCGCTCTCGGGAGCTGCCTCGCCAGTGCAGCAAGCTGCGCGGCTGGGGCCCGGACAAGGCCTACTGCAAGCACCACGACCCCGCCCGGGTGAAGGAGAAAAGCGACGCCGCAGAGCGCCGCTACAACGAGGCATGGCGTCAGCGCCGCTACGAGGTCCATGGGCGCGGTTTTTTCGCTGTGCTGGAGAAGATCGCCGCTGGCTACAACGACGCTCGTGGGCTCGCCCAGAAGGCTGTAGACGAGTTCAGGAAGGGTGAGGGCTGATGGCAAATGTCGAGGTCGATGCCGACATCTGGTGGGCAGTTAAGAGCTACCTCAGAACACTGCATCGCGCCGGAGCGGTCGATGAGGCCAAGATGAAGCTGGAGTATTACTACCCGCTGGAGCACTGCCTGAAGGTCTGGGGTATCGAGCCATGCGCCCAGCCACCGCAGAAGGAAAAGGTTTAATGGGACATTATGCGGGCGAAATGGATGGTTCTGGCCCCCGGCCGGATCAAGCCAAGGAAGCCAAAGCGGACAGCCGCACATGCACATGCCACCCGGACGATGCTCCGGTCCCCTGCACCCGCAAGTTCGCTACAAGTCACTGTTGGCGGGCCGCCGTCTACGAGGAGACCCGTAGGGCGATTGTTGACCTCAAGAACAAGGACATAACGCCAGTCGAGCAGATGTTCCTTGGCTATCTAAAGCGCGTTGAACGGGCATTGGACGGTAGCTTTTAGTCACGGCGCAGAAGGAAAAGGTTTGAAGTCCCCGAATGCCTGCGCGTAGGCACCGGGCGTCGGTCGGACGACGAAACGCTCTGATCCGAAAGAGACGGCGAGATTCTGCCAAGGCAGAAGGCAACCGTCGCAGCGGGTGGGAGCCCCGCACATGCGGCAAGGAAGGGAAAGGTTAGCGCGTGAGTCGTTCTCGCCGTTTTAGCTCTCTCTCTACGGCTTCCCGGACGAGATCCGACCGTTTCTCGCCATCCTCTAAGGCTGCGTCTATGCGTTCAAGCGTTCCATCCGGGAACCTGGCCGGCTGCCGCGCAGAGGAGATTCTGGCGTGAGCGAGTGCAATTGGTTCGTCCGGCAGCGTCAGGAGTGGATCGGCGAGACCGTCCGCGTGTTTGGCTTTATCAACCGGGAGCACATAGAGCGGAAGTTCGGCATCTCAACGCCACAGGCATCCGCCGACCTCGCGATGTTCCAGGCCGCACACCCGAACGCTATCGAATACAACAAATCGTCCAAACGATACGAGGCCGCCTAATCCATACGCGTCGAACAGGTGAAACACTAGACGACGCAGCGCAACCTATGGAAGACTGATCCCCGGCAGGGAGGGAGGCCATGAAGATTGCATCACTTTCCAAGGAGCCTGTTCGAGTAAGCGACCACGCCGTTTTGCGCTACATGGAACGGGCCATGGGCCTCAACGTCGAGATCGTCCGCAGCCACATCGCTGATCTGTGTGCATGGCCAGCAGCCTACGGGGCTGTCACGCTCCGCTCGGAGGGCGTCCGCTTCGAGATCAGCGGAAACACCGTGGTGACTGTTCGTCCTGATGTTGGCGGCGTGAACCTCACGGCTCAAAAGCGCAACAGCGACAAGATCGCGAGGGCAAAGTGCAGTTCATAATGCCGCTCGCCACTGGCGCTATCATAGGCCTCACGCTGGGACGCGTGATGGAGCACCAGCCGGAGGATCATCCGTTCGAGCGCCTGTATGACGGCTTCATCCTGATGGCGGCGCTGCTGGCTCTGGTGGCGTGGTTCTTCGGCGATCTCCCGGTATGGCCGTGCAAATGATGGAAGCCACAGAGCGCCAGTTGCGCGACGAGGTCGACATGCTGCGGGAGCGCCTCCGGCAGCTGGAGAGGGTCATTGGCGTGCCCGCGACGGTGCCGAAGAGCCTCGGGCTGCGACCGCTGGAGGCCAAGGTGCTGTCGCACCTGATTCGCGTCCCGGAGGCGACCAAGGAATCGATGATGCTGGCGCTGTATTCCGACAACGCCAACAACCCGCCAGCTCCGGAGGTTGTCGCTGTGGTGGTATGCCGCCTGCGCAAGCTCCTGAAGCCACGCGGGATGGACATTGAAACGCTCTGGGGGCGCGGCTACAAGCTCCCGAATGCAACCAAGCGTCAGCTGACGCGGATGATGGAGGAAGAGAATGGCTAAGCCGACCCTGCTAAAGCCCAACGGCGAGGCCGTCATGAGCCCGGCTCAGAAGCAGTGCATCGAGCTGCTGGAGGGGGCGCTGGAGAGCGCCAAGAACGGCGACGTCATGGCGCTGGTGCTGGTTGCGGTGGGCCCTGTCGACTTCGGGGTGGCATTTGCCGGGTCCGACGCCTCCCGCATGTACCTCGGCTGCGGCGTGGCCCAGCGGACGCTGCTGGAGCGCACCTCGCCCGGAGGCGGCAGGTCGGTGATCCATCGATGAAATCCCTCCTCGCCTTCGTCCTCACTTTTCTGGCTATGATTGGTCCCATCGTCATTGCGATCAAGCTGTGCGAGTGGGGCGAGGTGAATATCCCCACCGCGGTGTGTTGGGGCGTTGTCGCCTCGATGGTGATCGACATCCTGCGGCAAATCCTGCGGGAGCTGGGCCTGTATGCGATGGATACGGGAAAGCCGCGCGAGATCGCCAAGAAACGACGCCCGTTTTGACTTTTTGCTGACTGTGGTATGACTTCTCGGGCAAACCCGAGGGCATCATGGCCATTTCTGCACCGCAGGTGTTCGAGCAGGACGGCATCCGCATCATCATCGATGACGAGGATGATGCGGTCAGGGAGCTTCCCGGCGGGCATCTCGCCATCGACCAAGACGACGGTGGCGTAGTCGTCCGGCTCAACCCGCCGCGATCCGGCACCGACAAGGATGCCGACGATCCGACCAAATTCTACGCCAACCTCGCTGACAAGATCGACGAGGGGAAGCTGCTGGTCATCGCCAACGACCTGATGGAGGCCGTGCAGGCCGACGACCAGTCCCGCTCCGAGTGGCTTGCCGACCGCGCCGACCGTCTGTCGCTCTTGGGCCTCAAGTCGCAGCAGCCGGACGTAGGCGATGGCTCCTCGGCCGTGGATGGCCAGTCGGTCGTCACCAACCCGCTGATGCTGGAGGCCCTGCTGAAGGGCTGGGCGAACGCGCAGGCTGAGTTGCTGCCTGCCGAGGGCCCCTGCAAGATCGCCAACTACAAGCCGATCCCCGGTCGCAATGACGACCAGCTGGCGGAAGCCTTCCAGCGGGACATGAACTACTTCCTGACGACGACGGCGACCGAGTTTGCGCCGGAGACGTCGCACATGCTGCTGTGGGGCTGCTACTTCGGCGGCTCCGGCTTCAAGAAAATCTACAACCACCCGATCAAGAAGCGGCCGTGCTCGGAGGCGGTATCGCCAGAGCACCTGATCGTCTCGGATGCGACCAAGGACCTCGCCTCCTGCGAGCGCATCACGCACGTCATCTCGATGCGCCAGTCGGTGATGAAGAAGTACCAGATGAAGGGCATCTACCGGAAGGTTGCCCTGACGCCGCCGACACCTGAACCGACGCAGGTCGATGAGGAGATCGCGGCAACGCAGGGCGTGGCGCTGCGCAAGGATCGCCCCGAGGACCAGCCCTACACGGTCTGGGAAATCCAGTGCGAGCTGGACCTGCCGGAGTTCGCGCCGACCGCCTACCGCAACGAGGGCATCGCGCTGCCGTATCTCGTGACGATGGACAAGGACAGCCGCGAAATCCTCGCCATCCGCCGCGACTGGAAGCCGGAAGACGAGGACTGCAACCGCAAGAAGATGTACGTGAAATACCCGTACGTCCCCGGCCCCGGCTTCTACGGCACCGGCCTCGCCTCGATCCTCGGCAACTCCACCGATGCGATGACGGCGGCATGGCGGCTGATGCTCGATGCTGGCATGTACGCCAACTTCCCGGCCTTCATCGTCGACAAGCTGGCAGGACGCCAGCTGACAAGCGACTTCCGTCTGTCCCCGGGTACAGCCATCGAGATCGAGACCGCCGGTCGCGACATCGCCAGCGTGGTCAAGGAGCTGCCCTGCAAGGACGTCACGCCGGGCCTGATGAAGCTGGTCGAAAGCATCACTCAGCAGTCCAAGGCGGTCGGCGGAGCGCCCGACATCCCGGTCGGCGAGGGCATGAGCAACGTGCCTGTCGGCACCATGCTCGCCCACATCGAGCAGGCTACGCAGGTCATGGCGGCGGCCCACAAGGGCCAGCATCGCGCCATGGACGAAGAGCTGTCCATGCTGGTCGACCTGTTCAAGGAGACCCCGGAGGCGTTCTGGCGCGGCAACAAGGACGCCAAGAGCTTCTGGAACGTGCAGAAGCTGCTGCAGGCGGTCGACAAATACTCGCTGGTGCCGAAATCCGACCCCAACGTCCCGAGCCACATCCACCGCATCATGCGCGCCACGGCGCTGGCGGAGCTGATCTCGACGCCTCTGGGCGCGAAGATGGACCCGGACGAGACGCTGCGCCGCGTCCTGCAGGCAATGCGCGAGGACCCGGAGGGCCTGATCAAGCCGCCGGACCCGAATGCGCCGCCGGACCCGAAGACGGTCGAGGCGATGGCGAAGGCCAAAGAGGCCGACGTCAAGGCCAAGAAGGTCGACGCCGACATGGAGATGGCCAAGCTCAAGATACCGGCCGAGCAGGCCAAGGCCGAGGCCACCATCAAGGGCAAGGAGATCGATCTGGCGCGCACGCTCGCTGCCAACGAGGACGAGCGCATGAAGGCGGAGGCCGAACTCCAGATCGCCACCGGCGAGCATGCTCTGGATGCCCGCGAGAAGGCCAGCGAGCACGAGAAGCGCGTCCACGACGCCTTCATCGACCGAGGCCATCTGCAGCTGGAGCACGAGAAGGTCGGGCTCGGTCACCGCGAGGCGAGCCTTGCCGAGCAGCAGCACCAGCATCAGGTCGGCGTCGATCACGCCAACACCGAGCTGGAGGGTGCGAAAGTTGGCGTTGCCAAGCAGCAGGCTGACACCAAGGACCACGTTGCCAAGCACCCGCCGAAGCCAAAGGCCGCGAAGAAGAAGCGAGCCTCGGGCGGTCGCGTCTACGAGGAGGAGGCCGACGAGGGCGGCGGCAGCGACATGATGGAGCAGATGCTGGCTGGCATGAAGGCGCTGCTCCAGCAGCGTGTTGCGCCGCGCCGTGTCATCCGCGATTCGAAGGACAACTCGGTCTCGCTGGAGATCGTCCCGGGCTACAAGCCGCCTGAAGACATGGCGGAGCTGGCGCGTCTTGCCGCGGCTCCGGTCGAGTTCAGGCGCGGCCCGGACGGCAAGATCATCGAGATCGAACCTGCTAATAGGAGCGGAGTGGCGGCAGCCCTACCATGGGTGGGGTGATGTCTTGCCATTTCGCTAAAGTCGTCGTATAGCAGTTTCCGGACCGCGCCGGTTGGAAGAGTGTTTTATCAACCGGGGGACATGCGTCCATGGCTAACTATTCCGCCCCAGTTCTTCAGGGCACCGTCGCCGGAACGTACAAGACTGCCGGTGCACTTTGGTCGGTGGGCTCCCGCCGAGTTCAGGTCTACGAAATCGAAATGGGGCAGACGGGTGCGCTCGCGTCGACCGACTGCCAGTGCCAGTGGGACCTCAGCGTATTCTCCTCGACCGCCATCCTCACCGCCACCACCGTCGTCCTCAACAAACTCGATCCAGCTGACGGTACCGCGGTCACCATCTTCGCCAACACCGCCACCACCGAGCTGACCTACACCACGGCCGGTGCCGGTCTGAACCTCAAGAACTGGGCGATCAACCAGCGCGGTTCGTACCGCTGGCGCGCCCTCGACGACGGCGACAACATCATCATCCCGGCGACCAACCTCGTCGGTGTCGGCCTGCGTACCCTGTCGTCGAACTTCACCTCGTCGGCAGTCGGCAACATCAACCTCATCGAACGCTGATCTCTACCCGAGAGCCTTGCGAACCGCTGGACCGGGCGCTATCAAGGCGTCCGGTCTTTTTTGTGAGAGCGAGATGCCCGCAATCGTCAAGCCCGGCGCGGTCGGCTTCTATACCGAGGACGGCAAGCTGGTCCGGGAGGAGCATTCGTCGAAATGTTTCCACTGCCAGACCATCACTGACTTCCCCTCGATGAAGGAAATGATGAACCACGTCGAGCTGTGCCGTGGCTGCATGAAGTTGATCTGCCTGAAGTGCTACGGTCAGCCCTGCGTGCCAGCGGAGAAGCGGGCAGAGATGAAAGAACATGCGTACCGGCTGCAACAAAGGATTAACATCGGCGCTTGGCGCTGCTATTAAGGGCCCGGCTAACTCAGAACAGGCGCGCCGCTCATGAGTGGAAACTGCTATCAATGCCAGCACTGGACCGTCCGCAGAGAGACGGCTTACAGAGGCACCAACGAAGTCATCGTCAACTGGACCGCCCCAAAGAATAAGGGGGCGTGTGCCCTGCTGGGGATTGAGACCGACAGGGCCTTCGGGTGCAATCGCCACGTCGAGGACTTCGGCGAGCATGTAGAGCACACGGTCAAGGAGGGCGAACCTCACCAGCACTGGATAATGATCGATTGTCCGGATTGCGGGGGTGCTGGCGATGGCTCCCGGGGCCATCGCTGTGGCGGCACCGGCAAGGTGCGCCTGTATGACGACGGCTTCGTCGGTGACGAGGTGAGCCGCACGCACCCGAAAGAGAAACCAGCCCCCTCGAACTGCATGCACTGCTCCGCCTCCGTCAACAGGGAGTGGGCGCACTGCCCGTCCTGCGGCGGCAGGCTCTGGATCGAGCCCGCCAAGACCGAGATAGTTTCCAATGAGATGGCCGGGCTGCCGCCTGCGGAGCCTGCATGACCATCCAGAGGCTGGAGACGGTGTATGGGCCGATGTTTGTGCCCGACACCGACACGGGCCAGTATGGCTGGCTCAAGCTCACGGCCACGTCTCCGGAGCATGATCAGATCGAACTGATCTGCAAGATGCTGGATGAGCGCGAGCCCGGCTACGCGGTCGACGTGGGCGCTAATTTCGGCTGCTGGACGCTCCCGCTGGCGAGGCACAGCAAGGGCGTCTTCGCCTTCGAACCGCAGCCACCGGTCTTCTCCTGCCTGTACAGGACCGTTTCAGCTGCGGAGGTGGAGACCGCCCGGAAGATCGTCCTGTCGACGAGCGCGCTTGGCGAATACACCGGCGAAATCGATGTCCCGGTGCTTGATCTGGAGCAGCCAGCCAATTTCGGCGGCGTGTCGCTCGGCATTGCCCACAGCGAGCAGCCCAAGGCGATGGTCACGAAGGTGCCGATCAGCCCGCTGGACGACCGGATGCCTGCGTTCTTCATGTTTCGGCCCGGCAACATCAGCTTCATCAAGGTCGACGTCGAGGGGGCGGAATTGTCTGTCATCCGCGGCGCACGGCGCACCATCGAGCGCTGCAAGCCGATCCTGCTGGTGGAGGCCGACCACCCGCGCACCAACCGCTTTGTGCTCGGCAACTTCATCGAGAGCCTCGGCTACAACGTCGAGGTGATCCGCGGAAACAACTTCTTGGGGATGCCGGTGTGAGCAAGCAGAACGTCCAGAAGATGGTGGAGCATGCCCGCCTCCATGTAGAGGGCGGCGAGTTCAGCACCGCTGAAACCCTCTACCGGATGATCATGAAGGCCAGCGACCCGCCGACGACGGCGATTGACCGGGTGGCGCTGGGCGAGGCCTGCGATTTCATGGCGCAACGCTCGGTGAAGAACCAGCGCCATGGCGAAGCCTGTGACTGGTGGCAGCGCGCTGTCCATGCGGACCCGCTCTGCGTCGACTATCGCCTGCGCTTCATCGTTCACGCGCTGCTGCCGATGAACATGCTGAAGAACGCCAAGATTGAAGCGGAGATCGCAACGCGGATGGACCCGCAGTGCCCGGATGCGTGGCGCGCTCTGGGACTGTCCTGCGCGGCTCTGGGCGAGGAGGAGGCGGCGGCTGAGGCGTACGACATGCAGGTGTCCGTCGACCCGGACAATCCGCGTGCCCGCATCGACCGTGCTGCGCTCGCCATCAACGTGGGCGACTACGTGACTGCGGCCGACATGGCAGCCCCGCTGGTGGATGGCGATCTGGCCGGTGAAGCCCTCCATGTGATGGGCATGATCGCCTACCGGGAATCGCGGCACGAGGAGGCGATTGCGCTCTATGAGAAGGCGCTGGCATCTCCCGGCAACCACGCCGCGGCCCAGATCAGGTGGAATATGTCGCTCGCCCTGCACGCCATCGGACGCTATGCCGAGGGCTGGCCGATGAGCGAGGCGCGCGGCGATCACGAGGCCGACGAATCGATGCGGCTGATCATGAACCGCTTCCAGCGGCCGAAGATGACCCGGGAGCACCTCAACGGCCCGCCGCTGGTGGTGCACGTCCATCAGGAAATGGGCCATGGTGACGCGCTGGCGACGGTGCGCTACCTGACGGAGCTGCAGGCCTGCGGCCACACCATCCGGCTGGAGACCTTGGACTCGCTGGTGAGCCTGTTCGCGCGCAGCTTCCCGGGCGTCGAGGTGGGCCCGAGGGCGATGGACTATCCCGCCGCTACAGGCCTGAAGCCCTTCGATGTCCACATTCCCACGCTGAGCCTCCCAGACCTGTTCGGGACGACGATTGAGAGCGTGCCGTGGCGTGGGGCCTACATCAAGCCAGACCCTTATGGCGTGGCTCTATACGGCTCCAAGCTGCCCTACGGGGCGCGCAAGATCGGGCTGTGCTGGTCGAGCGGCATCCGCGAGGGGTCGTGGATCGGCCGCTACGGCAGGGCCAAGTCGATGCACCTTAAGGATTTGGCCCCGCTGCTCACGCTGCCGGACAATCCTACGTTCGTCAATCTGCAGATCGGGCCAGAGCGCGAGCAGATTGACGGCCACTACACCATCAAGTGGGTCACAGACATCCTCCCCAAGAAGCCGACATGGGATGAAACGGCGGCGCTGCTGGCCAACCTCGATGTCGTGGTAACGGTCGACACCGCCATCGCTCATCTCGCCGGAGCCATGGGCAAGCCGACCTATTTGATCATGCAGCGTGACGGCGGCACATGGCACTTCATGTGCGAGCGGCCGGGAGCGATCTGGAACGAGAAATCGCCGTGGTACCCCTCCATCCGCATCTTCCGCCAGAAGCAGCAGGGGGTGTGGTGCGATCCGGTCGAAGCCGTGATACAAGCCCTGAAGGAGTAACCGAGCCCCTCAGGAGGCAGAGCTGCCTGCCAGCATCACACTCACGGACGACGCCTCCGACCTGATCACGAGCCCGACCGTCGTCTCGACGATCCCGGGGCTCGTGATCGGCGCGCCGCAGGATGATCGGCTTGTCGTTCTTGCGCTGTCGCTGTTCATGGCCTCCGGGCCTGAGCCGACGTCGGTGACGATTGGCGGTGTGACGGCAACAAAGGCCTGTGCTGCGAACCTGTCCGGGGCCTTCAATCCGCTGTGCAGCATCTATTACGCCCGGCTGCCGACGGGGACGACCGCCGATCTGGTCGTGACCTTCGCGTCCAATCCCTTCATCAACATCGTCGGCGTCTCCGTCTACCGGGTGATCGGCGCGGATGCTGGCGATCCTGTTCTGGCGACCGCCACGACGGCGACGCAGTCAGCCACGCAGGCGGTGAGCAGCTCGATCCGGGTGGAGCAGAACGGTGGCCTGATTGCGTGCTCTGGATTTACCGAGACTAGCGGCGTCGGCACCAACATAACGTGGGTGAACGCGACCAAGAACAACGCCTTCAGCGCGGGCGCGTTCGAGGCCAACAGCATCGCGACTTCAGCCTCCCGAATTACTGCTGGCTCCAGCACGATCACCGCCAACGATGTCGATGGCATCGGCTTTGCCGAGGTCGCGGTGATGTCGCTGCGCTCCATCGACGTGTCCCTGTTCGGCGTGATCGGCGCCGCGACCTGCGAGTATTGAGCGATGACGACGATCTATATCATCGGTCAGGGCGCAGGGGCTTTCAACCCGGCGAGCACTGTTAATGCCAAGGTCGAATGCTTCGGCGGCGGTGCTTATGGTGGGTCCGGGTCCGGCGGTAACGGCGGTGGCTATGCAGTAAAAAATTCCCAATCTCTGACGTCGGGCACGCCGGTTGCATTCAATATCGGCAAGGCAGGCATCAGTGGAAGCTCCAGTGGTGGTGATACGTGGTTCTCGTCGACCGCGACCGTGCTTGCGGCTGGCGGAAGCAGCGGCACGACCCAAGTCGGCGACACTACGTTTGCCGGTGGCGCAGGTTCCTTTTCCGGTGGCGGCAATGGCGGCGGCGGCGGTTGCGCTGGTCCGGCCGGTGCTGGCAAGAAGGGCGGCAATGGTGTTTTCAACAAGGGCGGTGGTGGTGGCGGCGGAAACGGCGGCGGCACCGTGGGCAGCAACGCAGTCACGGATACGGGTGGCACAGGTGGCAACAGCGTAGGCGGAGTTGCTGGCGGCGCTGGCGGCACATCAGGCAACAATGGCACCGCAGGCGGCGTCGGGTCCGGTGGCGGTGGTGCTGGCACTGGCACCACTACCAACGGCGGCGCAGGCGGCGATGATTGGGACAACGGCGGCGCAGGCGGGGGTGCCTTTAGCAACACAAGCGGCGTTGGCGGCAATGGCGGCAACCCGGGCGGCGGCAGCGGCGCTAGTGCAGCAGGCAGCGCAGCGCGCGGCGGATACGGCCTCATCAAGATCACATACACCGGAAGCGATCCGGACCAGATCATCATTGTCGGCGATAGCGCCAACACCGGAACGATCACTCTTAACGCGAACATTCCCTCGAACTGGAGTTCGTCGGGGGCTTTTGGAGAGGCATGGGGCGGCGGCTCATCCGGAGGAAACGGTGCGACGAATGGCTCCGGTGGCTCCGGTGGCTCGGGCGGCTATTCGAAGGTCAATGCTCTCACTATTACCCCCGGCGGCGCGCTATCGGTCACGGTTGGCAACCGAAAGGGCAACAGCACGATTGGGGCGCAGTTGCGCGCGAACGGTGCCAGCGCAGACGGCGGCAATGGTCCTAGCGGAACAGCCGGAACCGGCGCTACGACGACTTCGGCGATTGGCGACACCAAGCGGGCGGGCGCTGATGGTCGCGCGGGCGGCGGCTCGACTAACAATGGTGGTGGTGGCGCTGCTGCGGCGACAAATGCCGCTGCCGGTGTGCAGGGGACGGCGAGTTCTGTTTCCACCACTGGTGCCGCTGGCGGCTCGGCGTCCTCCGGCGGGGCGGGGGGCTCTGGAACTAACGGAGGCGCTGGTGGTGCTGGCACCTCCGACATGCGCGGCGGTGGCGGTGGTGCTGGTGGTGGCACAAACAGCAGCTCGACATCGGTCGCAGGCGGGGCAGGCGGGTGGCCCGGCGGCGGCGGCGGTGCTGGCGGCAAGTCAACGTCTGGAACACTTACGGGAGGCGTGGGTGCTGGCGGTGCCATCATCATCACCGGAACGCTGGCTGTTTCGGCTTACTTTCAAACCGAAATTTCGGTGTATGCGTCGCCAGCTCGCCGAAAGGGCGGCATCCTCGCCGGAGGCAGCGATGGGGTGGATACACTCCGGCAATTTTCCCCGCTCGGCTTTCCTATTCAGCCCACGCAGCCTCCGCATCCCCGCCCTGAGCGATCTGCGGGAATTATGCTCGGCGACGACGGTATTTTGGATATTTATACGCCTCCACTCCAGTACCCGCAGGGCTGGCAGAACCAAGACTGGCAGCCCCCGCATCCTCGTCCTGAAAGGGCCGGATCGATCATGCGTGGCGACGATGGTACGCAATCTACTTTTGCCGCTTTCTATGATTTTGGATTCGAAGTTCAGCCGCCTCCGCCCCCGCATCCTCGCCCGGAAAAGGTCGGGGCGATCATGCTTGGCGACGCTGGTATCACCGGAACATTCTCTTACTGGATTGGAGTGGGTGGAGAGGTTCAGTCGCCTCAGCCGCCTCATCCTAAGCCAGAGAGAGCGGCGGCGATCCTGCGCGGCGATGACGGCAACCAAGACAAATTCAATGCGTGGCGTAATTTTGGCTGGGAAGTTCAGCCCCCGCCACCACCTCACTTCAAGCCGGAAAAGTTTGGGGCTCTAGCGCCCTTTCTGTCGCTTGTTGAGCCGACGTTTAAGAATTTCTTCGACTTCGGCTTTGAGGTTCAGCCCACGCAGCCTCCGCATCCCCGCCCGGAGAAGTCTGGCGCTATCGCCCCGAAGGATGACGGCATCTACGCCGAGTTCTCCGTCCATGTCGGTGTTGCGTGGCATGTCCAGCCGTGGCAGCCGCCGTTCTTCCCGAAGGTCCGGCAGCGCTTTGCGGCTATCGCCCCGAAAGATGATGGAACGCAGTTCCGCTTCATGAACTACTTCCCGATGGGCTGGGAAGTGCAGCCGCCGATGATCCGGCACAGCTTCACGGGGCAGCGTTACTCGGCCATCCGCAGCAAGTCGCTGTTTGCGGTCTACTCGCAGTTCCGGGATTTCGGCTTCTACGTCCAGCCACCGCAGCCTCCACACCCGCGCAGGGAAAAGGCGGGCGCGATCCTGATCGGTGACGACGGCAACCAAGCGCCGCAGCCGATCCCGCCGTTCATAGAGGGCTGGCCAGTCCAGCCATGGCAGCCTCCGCATCGCTCGTTCCGCAATCCAGAGGCGGCCTTCAACATCGAAGCCCTCTACCAGAACTTCTTCGACTTTGGGTTCGAGAATCAGTCTTGGCAGCCCCCGCACCCGCGGCCCGAGAGAGCTGGCGCTATCATGCGCGGCGAGGATGGCATCGAGGACATCTTCACCTTCGTCGCTCAAGTCATCAACTGGTACCAGACCCCGGATGTCTTCCCGCGCATGCGCTTTGCCAAGGCTGGCGCGATCATGCCGCAGGTCAATATCGCGGAGGTCTATCGCCGCTTTGCCGAAACCGGCTTCTTGGTGCAGCCGCCGCAGCCTCCTCACCCGAGGCGTGAGCGCGCGGGCGCGGTCATGCGTGGCGATGACGGCATCTACAGGCCGTACATCTTCGTTGTTTCCGGCAATCTGTGGGTGCCGCCGCAGGCATGGCAGCCTCCGCATCCCCTGTTCAGCCGCGGCGGAGGCCTTCTGCCGTGGGACACCCTCATCCCTCCGTTCATCCCGTTCATCCCGCCGGACGAGGACGTTGGACCGGCGTGGCGCAGGCTGTGGAATCAGTACCGGCTGGCGCAGGGCCACCCGCAGATCGACATCGACGAGGCGCGCGACAAGGAACGTATCCTGCGCGTGCTGGAGGACATCTTCGGCAAGGACTTCCTGCGAGACCCGCCGCAGCCGGAGCGCATCGACGCTACCGTGATGCGCATGCGGGAGATCGAGCGAGACGATGAAGAGGTGATAGCGCTGTGGCTGAACCTGTAGACAAGGCCGAGGCCAACTACCGTGCCAAGAACTACGATCAGGTGAGGTTCTGCAAGTCGTGCAGGTTCGTCATCATCGAAGACAGCGGCTGTGATCGGGTCTATGGACGGGTGCGCTGGGGCGCGGTCTGTGATTTGTGGCAGCTCGGCAACCCGAAAGCATCGACACCGCCGCGGCAGTTGCCCAAATCTCAAAACGATGCGATATAGGCAGCAGGCTTGCCGCCGCCCGGGGCCTTGGAGGAGTATCCAATGAGCGGGCATCCATTCAAGAAATTCCGGCAGTCCAACGTATCCCGCGCTCGCGCTGGCGACCTCACCTCAGCATATTCCGGATCGGAGATCGGCGACGAGAGCCCGATGGCGCGCATTCGCGCTGATCGCCCGATGCGGGCATCTGGCGGCGGCGTGAAGGGCAAGGGCGTCACTGTCAACGTCATCACCGGCGGGCAGCAGCAGCCACCGCCCGAGCCTCCCGTCATGATGCCTCCGCCGCCTCCTCCGGGGCCGCCTCCGGGCGCTCCGCCGATGGCTGGACCTCCGATGCCCCCGGGTGGTCCGGGCGGCCCCATGGGTCCGGGAGGTCCTCCTCCGGGCATGCCAATGCGGGCCAAGGGCGGCGGCGTGAAATCCAAGGGCATGAAGGTCGGCACCAAGGTGCAGCACCTGCCCGGCCAGAACGACATCAAGGACATCCATCGTCCGCGTCAGGTGACCTTCGCCACCGGCGGCGGCGTGCAGGTCTCCTTCAAGGCCAACATGGGCCCGAAGATGCACGGCGGCGCAGGCGGCGGCAAAGGCCGTCTGGAGAAGGCCGAGGACTACTGATGGCCCTTGCCCGCCCCAATGCTGGCGTCCTGTCGCTTGAAGCTGGAGACGTCGTCACCACGCAGCGTGACGACCATCCGCATCTGGCAACGACCGTGGTGTCGATCCTGAAGAGGGAGCGCGCCCTGATCGCAGAGCAGCTCGCCAAGGGATCAGTCAAGGACTACCCGACCTACCGCGAGATCGTTGGCCGCATCGATGGTCTCGACATTGCGATCAGTCACGCTCAACAGGTCCAAAAGAGGCTCGACGGTTAACCACCGCACCCGATGCTCGGGTGATGGCAACAAGGGATGCTCCCATGGCTCGCCCACGCAGGGCAAAGACGGCGGCGCGCAAGCCGAAGAAGACATCGTCAAAGACGGCCTCTTCCAACCAAGACTTTGATCTGGTTGAGAAGCTCGAACGCCCTGTTGGCCGCGTTTTTCAATGGGTGCCATCGGATCGGCCAATCAAGCCCGGCTGGCGTTTCGTCCCCTTCCTCCGTTACTGGAAACTACCTCCCCATCTTGAGCTAGATGGACACATCACCATTGATGGTTTGGTCCTTGTAGAGACATCAGTTGAGCAGTCTCGGGCTGAGCTTGATGGACCAAGGAAGTTGGCTGAGAACTGGGCTGAGTCGGCGAAGGCTGGCTCTTCCATGGTCATCATGCCGCAGGAATGGATGGCGGAGGAGAAGCGCACCCCGGAAGAGTGGGAGAAGCTCAATTTCGAGGGCGACACCATCGACATCGAGGTGCCGCTGACTGTCCGCATACCGCGTCGGTGGGCTGACGCCGCCGTCACCTGCAAGCTCGACTTCACCGAGTATGTGCGCCGCCGCCTGCTGATCGACCGGCCGGTGCTGGGCTCCATGGCCTATCCATGGGATGGCCCGGTCGTCTATGAGCCGGTCAATCTCTCTTTCACGCCTGTCCAACATCCAATCGCAAGGGAAACAGACTGATGGCTTCGTCCAATGCCATGCGCAAGATGCGCGAGATCGCCGAGGCGTCGACAGACCCCAAGAAGGCGATCATGTCTGCGCTCGGCAAGCACAACACCTACGTCTTCCACTCGCAGGTGCTGGTGGCGCAATACATCCGTCCGGCCAAGACCAAGGGCGGCATCTTCATGCCTGACAAGATCATCGAGGAGGACCGCTTTCAGGGCAACGTCTTCCTCGTCGTGGCGATGGGCAAGGGTGCCTTCAAGGACGACAACATCGCCAAGTTCAACGGCGACAAGCTGAAGGTCGGTGACTGGGTGATGGCGATCCCGGCCGATGGCAACGCGCTCTTCATCAACGAGGTGCCTTGCCGCATCTTCTCGGACACTCGCATCCTGATGAAGGTCGAGGACCCGGAAATCTACTACTGAGGGGAACGAAAATGGCTGGCGAAGACAGCATGCTGCAGATGGACTTGGGCTCAGGTAATGAGCCCGAGGAGGAGATCACCGTTCAGGTCGGCGCTGAGCCGGGCGAGGGGCAAGTCGTCAAGACACCGGCCGCGCCAGCCGGAGGTACCGGCGGCGACGTCGACCCGGTAGCGGACCTCAAGAGCCAGTTCGCCACCATGACGCAGCGCGTCACGGCGGTGGAGAGCGACAACGAGCGTATCGCCCGTGAGCGGGACGAGGCGCTGAGGCGCGCCCAGACCGCGGAGACGCAGGTTGTTTCCAGCCAGCTCGATACGGTCCTGTCGGGCCTTGCGGCAGCTCAGGCGGAGGCCGATGCGGCTGAGCAGGAATACGTCAGAGCCTCCGAGGCCGGAGATTTCTCAGCTCAGGCACGGGCCCAGCGCAAGATGGCTGCGGCTGAATCACGCATAACCCGCCTCAGCGAGGCCAAGGACGATCTGGAGGAGGCTACCAAGCGCAGGCCTGCTCAGGAGACCCGGCATCGAGAGCCCTCCCAGCGACCCCCTGCAGACCCTGTGGAGGCCTTTATCGCGGGTGGCAAGCTCACCCCCAAGAGTGCGGCGTGGGTGCGGGCGCATCCCGAGTGCGCCACCGACACGGTTGCCAATGCGCGCATGCTGGCGGCCCACAATCTCGCTGTTGCAGATGGCATCGCCATCGAGAGCGAGGAGTATTTTCGGCGGATCGAGGAAGGCATCAAGCCAGCAGCTCCGGGCAAGGACGGCAGACGTCCAAGCTCGGCTGCGGCTCCGGGAGGCGGTCCGTCCGGGGCGCTGAACGGAGGTGGCACCGAGGTGAGACTGACCAAGCGGGAGGCCGAATCGGCGACGGACGGCACGCTGGTCTGGAATTACCCGGACCCCACCGGCAAGGGGCGCTGGAAGGTCGGCGACCCCATTGGGCTGGTGGAGATGGCGCGCCGCAAGGCTGCCGGTAAGGCCGCAGGGCTCTACGACCGCAACAACATCGAGGCGTGAGGAGATTATACATGAACCAGCCAGTTGAAGATGGCGCTCCGCGCCCGGTGCCGCCGAGGGCCAAGCAGGCTCCAGTGCGCAAGGTAGCCAAGGCCCGCGTTGCACGGGTGCAGCCAGAGGTGCGTGCCGAGGCTCCGGTGCAGCGGACCAATCCGCGTCCTGCTCCGCGCGCCGAGGGCACCCGCGATACGGCCCGAGAGACCACGCGCCGCGGTGCGGTGGTTGCGGTTGGCCACAATGGCGAGCGGCTGACACGCCGCCGCACAGCTACCGTCGACAAGTTCGAGGTGCCCGCACACTTCATCCCGCCGGGTTGGTCCTACCAGTGGAATCAGGTCACCGTCCTCAATCAGGGCATCCAAGAGATCATCAAGGGCGACCTGCAGATGTTCGAGAACGGCTGGCGGCCGGTCCCGGCGTCGCGCCACCCGGGCCACTGGACACCTCCGGAATATGACGGAGCCATCGTGATCGAGGGTCTGCGGCTGGAAGAGCGCCCGGCGTCCCTGACCATGGAGGCCATGGAGGAGGACAAGCAGCGCGCCAAGGCTCAGGTCCGCGACCGCACCGACGCGCTCCGCATGACGCAGGCGCAGCTGCCCGGCGCTGGCGTGGCCCGCAGCCGCAACAACTTCGCCGGTCCCAGCATGGGCATGCGGATGTCCATCGACCCGGGCCTCGACATCCCGACGCCGGAGTATCCGACAGAGGAGGAAGGCGATTGAGGCTGGAGCCGGACGGGCGCGCTCTCATCCAGATCGAGGAGTGGGACAAGCTCCCGAAGGATGTGCGCGCCCTTCCGGTCTACTACCGCCGCACAGCGACCGGCATCGACGTTTGGCCCATGTGGCCCGACCATTTGATCTATCCAGTCATCAGGGTCTCACCGTAAATGGCCAAGGTCTTTTGCTTCATCCCCTCCTTCCGGGGGAACATCAATGCTGCGACATTTGAAAGCAGCCACCGCCTTGCCGTCACGATGATCAGCAAGGGCATCCAGACGCACATCTCGACGTTCTCGTGGCCCGACATCGAAGAGCTGCGCAACGCCGTTCTGTCGTATTTCTACGACGCGGTGCCGGACTTCACCCACCTGCTGATGATCGACGACGACATGGGCTTTGAGCCCGACATGATCGTCGACATGCTGCTGCTGGATGAGCCGGTGGTGGGAGCTATCTACCCGAAGAAGACGCTGCCGATTGACTGGGTGGCGAGCGGGCTGGAGGCCAAGGGGGACTTCCGCCCCGGCTTCATCGAAGTGGAGGCGCTCGGCACCGGCTGCTTCCTGATCCGCCGGGACGCGGTCACCAAGATGATCGAACAATTCCCGGAGCTGATCTATCCGCACATCACGCTGGCCACCATGCGCGACCCGAACAAGCCCGGCCGCACGCTCGGTTTCTTCGACCAGATGCGAACCCCTGAAGGCAAGGTGTCGGAAGACATCTCGTTCTGTCGGCGCTGGCGCGAGTGCGGCGGCAAGGTGTGGGCTTCGATTGCGTACGAGATCACCCACGTCGGCAACTACGCCTTCACCGCGTGCTTTGCGCGCGATGCGAAGCGCAAGCAGGATGCGGCCTAATAGTGGCAGCTATTGACGCTTCATCAAGGGATGGTGTATAGGCGAAGACAGCATCAAACGATCCCCGTGCTGGGTTGATCGAATTTAGGCCGAGAGCTTCGGCAAGCTAACAGCACCGCGCAGGGCGCTGCTCACAATTCCCAAGGCGATCATTCCGGCCACGCGCGCTAGGAAAAGCCCCGTTAAGACCGGAGCGTTCCTGTGGCGAACACACAAGCTAAGTTTGGCTTCCGACACATCGGGTACCTCGGCGGTGGCGCACCGGACTATCAGCTGTCCACGGGCACCATCCTTTCGTCCAATGGTACCAAAATCTATCGCGGCGACCCCGTCTGCCTAGACCCCACCACCGGCGCTATCGTGCAAGGCGCGAACAATACCTCGACGGTCGCAGGTATCTTCGACGGCTGCATGTATACGCCTGTCGCTGGCGGTCCTCCGGCGTGGCTGCCCTACTGGCCCGGCTCGGCCTATGGCCCGGCTACGGCCTACATCATCGACGCTCGGAACGCGCTTTTCCTCGCGGCGGCGCTCAACACCAGCATCGTTACCGCCAACATCGGCGAGAACGTCGGCTACGCCATCGGCACGGGTTCGACAGCCACCGGAGTTTCCGGTGCCACCGTCGACCAGTCCACCCTCAACACCACTAACACGCTTCCGTTCCGTGTCGTTGCCCCGTGCACGACCTCCGGCAACTTCGGCATCGTGGGCAACGGGTCTGACCCGTCGACCGCGTATGGTTGGTGCGTGGTGACATTCAACAACCAGTCGACGGGCTTGGCATAAGGGAGTTATAGATGCCCATTGCACTTGCGAGCATCCGCTCGGAACTCCTGCCGGGACTGTTTGACGTCCGGGGCTCCTATGAGATGATCCCACGACAGTGGGACAAGGTCTTCAAGACCCACAAGAGCCAGATGGCTGTCGAGCGTTCGACCCAGATGGCCTTCGTGGCGCTGCCGTTCCTTAAGGATGAAGGCGCGGCAACGCAGTTCGACAACAACGCGGGCGAGCGCTTCACTTGGGCGTTCGTGCATATCGAGGTCGCCCTCGGCTACGCCATCACCCGCAAGGCCATCGACGACAACCTCTACAAGGCTCAGTTCAACCCGACGAACCTGAAACTGCAGGAAGCCTTCGCGCAGTTCAAGGAAATCCAAGGCGCGAACGTCCTCAACCTCGGTAACGTCTACAACAGCGTCCAGATCGGTGACGGTAAGGCGCTGTTTGCGACGGACCACCCGTGGGATCAGGGGACTTGGGCCAACACCTCGACGGTGGCGAAGTCGCTCAACGAGTCCTCGCTGCTGGCCAACATGGCCAACGTCCGCTCGCTGTTCGTCAACGAGCGTGGCCTGAAGATTCTGGCCCGCGCCCGCCGCCTGATCGTCCCGGTCAACCTTGAGCCGGTCGCGATCCGGCTGATGAAGACCGAGCTGCGGCCGGGCACTGCCAACAACGACGTCAACGCCATCCTGACGACCTCCGGCGGTCTGCCGGAAGGCCACCTCGTGATGGACTTCCTCACCTCGGCGTATGCGTGGTTCCTGACCACCAACATCGAGGGCCTGATCCACATGCTTCGTATCCCGTACGAGAGCGACATGTGGGTCGACAACATCACCGACAACCTGCTCGTGAAGGCATATGAGCGGTACAGTTTCGGATTTAACGATCCGAGAAGTGCTTGGGGCGAATTCCCGTCGTCCTGATGGTGTGATATGATTTCCTCCTTCTACCAAGAGGGAGGCGAGATGGACTACCGAGAGCTGTCAGAGGAGCTGACCTACGATCCGGCAACTGGCCGGTTCACTTGGAAGAAAGAGCCCGGCTCCATCAGCAATGGGTACCGGCTACTTCGAGTGAACCAGAAGAGTTTGTGGGCTCATAGAGTGGCTTGGCTGCTGGCGACTGGCGAAGACCCGGAAGGGAAGGTGATCGACCACATCAATGGTGATCGCCTCGATAATCGGATCGACAACCTGAGAATTGCGACGTACTCGCAGAATTCCGCTAACGCAAAGCGGCACTCGCGAAATACCAGCGGTCTGAAAGGTGCCAGCAAGGTCTTGAAGCGAGGGAGATGGACCGGCCGGTGGCAGGCATCCATCACCTACCAGAGAAGGCAGATTGCTCTGGGGTATTTCGATACGAAAGAGGAGGCCCATGCGGCATACCTCGAAGCGGCTCGAAAGCTCCAAGGTGAATTTGCTCACGATGGTGAGACGAGAGATGTGCCTTTGGTGCAGCCGGTAGTCCCGGTCATGCCGTTGGGTTTTGGAGCGTAAGAGATGGCGACCAGCAACTTCCCAGACGGCATCACGAACGCGCAGTTGAACAGCGTGTTCGCGAGCATGATCGCGCCGGACCCGACGCTGTTCCACACTTACTTCAACGACTTCGATGTCTACACGGCTGGGGACTGGGTCGTTACCGAGACGGACTCGGCGGCGACCGAGGCGCTGACTGCCGGTGACGGCGGCCTGCTGCTGATCACCAACACTGCCGCCGACGACGACCTCGTCTCGCTGCAGAAGACGCCAGCCGCCTTTGCGATGACCGCCGCCAAGCAGGCGTGGTTCTCGGCCCGGCTGAAGGTTTCGGATGCGACGCAGAGCGACGTTCAGGTCGGCATCGTCATCGTCGACACCACGCCGCTGGATGCGACGGACGGCATCTACTTCCAGAAGAACGACGGCTCGACCTCGGTCGCCGTCATCTGCCGGAAGAACGCGACCACCGGCTCCAACACCGCGACGGCCATTGCGACCATGGCCGACGACACCTTCATCACGCTGCAGTGGTACTACAACGGCGCAGGCCGCCTGTACTACGGCTACAACGGCACCCAGATCGGCTCCATCGACGCATCGTCGACCTACCTGCCTGATGCCACCAACCTGACGGTTTCGGTCACGCTTCAGAACGGCGAGGCGGTCGCCAAGACGATGACCGTCGACTATCTGTTTGCCGCGTTCGAGCGGTAAGGAGGACTGACATGGCTGACAAGGTTTCCGGCAACCCGAACGTCTTCAAGGAGGCGGCTGCCCGCAAGAAGGGCGGCAAGGTTTGCGGCATGCCCGAGGGCAAGATGGCGAAGGGCCGGATGGATCGTCCGCGCCGTGCCTCCGGCGGCGGCGTCGGTTCGGACAAGCGTCCGTTCTCGTCGGCGCACCGGGCGACCAAGGGCTGAGCTGTGGCGCGCCTCACGGCAGCTACGCGCAGGGCTATCCCGACGAGCGAGTTCGCCGGGCCTGATCGCAGCTACCCCATCGAGGACCGGAGCCACGCGGTTAATGCATTGTCCCGGGTAAGCCAGTTTGGCACCGGGGACCTGAAGAGGAAGGTCCGCGAGGCCGTCTACCGCAAGTATCCTGACCTCAAGCAGGGCGACTGAGCGGTCCAACAGGAGATCGCAATGGCGCTTTCGCACTCTGTCGCCTACACCACCACCGGCACCAAGACCTCGGTCAATCTCGATCCGTCGATTTCGCCGTTCAACGCGAGCGTCGGGGTTAACCTGAGCGCGACAGCCACCTACAAGCTCCAGTACAGCCTCTCTGACGTCAACGTGGCTGACACGGATGCGATCTGGGTGGACAGCGTCAACATCCCCGCCAGCACCAACGCCAGCAAGGTCACCAACTTCATGTTCCCGGTGTCGCGCGTTCGCGTGGTCATCGCGGCGCTGACGGGCACCCTCACCCTAGAAACCCTTCAGGGCTTCACGAGTAACTGAGGAGCCCAGATGGCGACAGGCGTTGAACTTGCAGCAGTAGGCGTAGAGCTGATCCCGGGGATTGCCGGGAGCGACAACCTGACGGTTGGTGTAAGCACCATCACGGGCGGGGCCAGCGGCAGCTTCCTCTACGACAATTCCGGAGTGGTGGGCGAGTATCTGGCGAGCGCCACCTCGCAGGTGACGAGCGTCGTCCTGCGTGACGATACGGCCAACTCCTACGCCAACAACTTCATCGGCGCGCTTGACTCGGTCACGTCAGCCGCTGGCACGACGACGCTGACGGAGGGGTCGGCCTTCACGCAAGTCCTGACCGGGACGTCGGCGCAGAGCTTTGCGCTGCCTGATGCGACGACCTATTCGGCGACCGGCGCGAGCTTCCGCTTCATCAACAACTCGACTGGCCTGCTGACGGTCGTGGATAGCGCCTCGGGCGCAGTTACGACGGTGGCCGCCGGTGGCATGGCCGACGTCACCTGCACCTCGATTGCGACTGCCGCCGGTGTCTGGAGCGTGCACAAATACACGCCCAGCAACGTCACTTGGGGCACGACTGGCCCGACGATTGCGAATGCGACCGCAATCCCGGCGGGCGGCACGGCCGGAACGGGCTACAAGTTTTCGTCGACGTCGAACTTCGGGGTGTTCTTTGGATCGGGAGCGCCGACGCTGGCTGCTGCGAAGGGCTCCCTGTACCTGCGCAGCGACGGCTCCGGCGTCAATGACCGCGCCTACATCAACACAGACGGCGGCACGACGTGGACGGCACTCGTGACAGTGGCATGATATGGCGAGCAGCGGCACGTACGACTTTGCGATCTCCAACGGCGAGGTAGTGCTGGCAGCCTACGAGCGCATCAAGATTTTTGCGCCGTCGATCACCCAGAAGCACATGGCGACCGCCCGGCGGGAGCTGAACCTGCTGCTCGCCGAGGCCGCCAACAAGCAGGTAAACCTCTGGAAGGTGGACCTCGTCTCTGTTTCGCTCTCGGTTGCGCAGGCCACTTACGCCGTCGATGCCAAGACCGTCATGATCCTCGATGCGTGGATCACCCAGAACGACACCACGCCGACCTCGGCCAACGACCTCTACATCACGCCGGTGAGCCGCACCCAGTATGCCTCGTTCTCCAACAAGACGACGCCGGGCAGGCCTACGTCCTACTGGTTCGACAGGCTGATCTCCCCGACCATCACGCTGTGGCCGGTGCCGAACGTCAGCGGCTACACGCTGAAGTATTACCGCTGCATCCAGATGCAGGACGCCAACCTGACCGGCGGAGAGACGCCGGATGTGCCGTACCTGTGGCTGGACTGGTTCATTGCGGGTCTCGCACATCGCCTGTCGCGGTCCTATGCTCCGATTGAGGTGGAGCAGCTGCGCAAGGCGGATGCTGTCGAGGCTTGGAACGTGGCTGCCGCGCAGAACGTCGAGAACACGCCGCTGACGATGTCGCCGACGATCTCGACATACTACCGGCGTCGGTGAGCGGGTGATATGAGGACACATGGCACATCGTCCACATCCAAAAATGGCTCGCACCAATCCTCGGTGGCCCCAAGGATGGTCGACGTGTCAGCGTTGCGGGTTCATCGCCAACCTCGTGGACCTGCAGTGGCAGCAGCAGTGGCGCGGCACGCAGCTGATGTCGATCAACCTGCAGGTCTGCGAGCGGTGCCTCGACATTCCGCAGCGACAGCTCGGCGCAATCATCCTGCCGCCGGACCCGCCGCCGCTCTTGGATGCGCTTCCGGAGCCGTACCCGGTCGACGAATACTGGCCGCGGCTGCTGCAGGGCGGCCAGCCTCGCACCCTGCAGGGCGGGCGACCGCGCTATCTGCAGGTCTCCAAGTACTTCGACACGAATTGAGGTGATTCGTGACGACACCCAACCCACTCGGACAGATTTTCAACGGCGGCCAGATGACGGACCTGCCGGAGTATTCCGGCGCGTACGATCCGACAGCCATCATCGAGGTCGTCTCTCCCGGAGACGTGCAGGATGGCGTCAACTACCAGATGACCTTGGCGATGCTTGCCGGGTTCGTGACTGCCCCGCAGGCCCCGACCATCATCACCACCGGGGCGACCATCGGCGACCCCTACGATGTGCTCACGACCGACACGCGGGTCCTGATCAACAAGGACGTGCCGGGGCCGACGTACGTACTGCTGAGCACCGCCGTCTCGCGCAGCTTCAATCCGGTCATGATCCGGGACCTGAAGGGCGACGCCAACGTCAACAACATCTCGATCTCCTTCACCGGGACCGCTGACGGGCTCTCCAGCCCGCTGCTGATCACCAATCCCTACGGCGGGATCGTTTTCAATCCGCTCGATGATGGTAACTGGTACCTAACTAGCTGTTAGACCCCATGGCAAAGCAAAGAACGAAAAATTTACCCCCAGAGACGATCCAGCAGTTGTTGGAGTATGATCCATTGACTGGCGTGTTCAGGTGGAAGGCGGCGCGCGGTCGTCAGCCAAAGGGGGCAATCGCTGGCTCTGTCACATCAAATGGATACCGATACATAGGGATAAATGGCGTCTTCTATTTGGCGCATCGCGTGGCTTGGCTTTTCATGAAAAACGAGTGGCCACAATTTGAAATCGACCATCGCAACCGAAAGCGAGACGACAACAGGTGGAGTAACTTGCGCGAGGCTACGGTCACGCAGAACAAGCAAAACTCTTCGATGAGAAAGGACAATACTAGCGGCTCGACTGGAGTGGTTTTTTCTCGCCGTAGACGGGTTTGGGTAGCCTTAATCTACCGAAACGGATCGAGAATTTTCCTCGGTGAATTTAAGGATAAGGAACAGGCCGCTGCTGCACGTAGGATCGGTGCTGCTGGGTTTTACGGAGATTTTGCGCCATGACTCGTCGCGACTATCTGTTCTCAATTATTGCCCTCCTGCTGGCCTTGACAGCCTCGCCCAGCGCTCTTGCGCAGTGCTCGGGGCAGGCACCCGCCTCGACGTTCTGCGGCAACAACGGCGTCACTCTGGGCCTTCCGTCGTGGGTCTCCCTGTCGGCCGTTCTGCCGAACATCGGCGGCGGCACCATCTACGGCAACCGCGGCACCACGACCGCCGCGCCGTCCGGCATCACCAATCCGGTCCTCGGCATCCCCGGCACCTCGACCGGCCAGATCGGCTTTGCCGGGGCGGTATCGGGCACGGTCACTATCAAGCCCGGCGCGACTGCGGCCGGGACCTACAACTTCAACCTGCCGACCGACGCGGGCGCGTCAGGTCAGCCCATGCTGTCGGGTGGTGGCGGTTCCGCTGCAATGACGTTCGGCACGCTGGGCCTTGCGGGAGGCGGCACGGGGGCGACGACGGCTGCGGGAGCACGCTCCAGCCTCGGGCTTGGCACGATTGCCACCCAGAACGCCTCCAGCGTCGCGATCTCCGGCGGCTCCATCACCGGAACGAGCTTCAATGCCAGCGGCACCACCATCACCAACGTGCCGACGCCTTCGGCTGCGGGTGACGCCGCCAGCAAGGCCTACGTCGACAGCGTCGGCTCCGGCTTCAACCCGGTGGCGGCGAGCCTGCTCGCGACCGCCGCGGTGCTGCCGAACTCGCCGACCTACTCGAACGGCGCGTCCGGTGTCGGCGCGACGCTGACGGCTGGCTCCAACACCACGCTGACGGTGGATGGAACGGCTGTCGCCCTGAACGACGTGGTGCTGGTCAAGAATCAGGCCGCCCCGGCGCAGAACGGCATCTACACGCTGACGCAGCTGGGCTCGGGCGCGGCTCCGTGGATACTCACCCGCGCCACCTACTTCGACACCGCGGCGGAGATGCTGAACAACAGCACGACCGCCATCACTGCTGGCTCGGCCAATGTCGGCCAGACGTGGGTGATGTCTCCTGCTGTGACGACCGTTGGCACCACCGCCTCGACGTGGGTGCTGTTCTCGGGTTCGACGAGCGGCGTCACGGTGGGAACGACGACGGTCGGCGGCGGCACCACCACTCGCGTGCTGTACGACAACGCGGGCGTTCTCGGCGAATACCAGATCACCGGTACGGGCAAGGTGGTGATGGACACCAGCCCGACGATTGCGAGCCCAACCTTCAGCGGCACGGTTGCCGGTGCCAACACGGTGCCCAACTCGGTCCTCGCGCAGGGCGGCGCTGCCACGCTCAAGGGCAACCCGACGTCCTCGACTGCCAACGTGCAGGACTTCACCATTCAGGGCCTGACGGCGCGCGGCACCCCCGGCGCGGCGGACAAGCTGCCGATCTACGACAACTCAGCTGGCACCATCAAATACGTCCTGCCAGCGGACATCATCAACTCGCAGACCATTGCCAACAACCGCGTCTTGGCCAACGTCTCGGGCGGCACAGCCACGCCGACCGGCACGAGCGGCACGTCGCTGTTCGACAGCATCTACTGCAATACGGTGGGCTACGTCATTGCGCGCACGCTGTCGGCGTGGACGTGCTCGAACGCCTTCCCGATCAACATGGCGTGGATGGGTGCAGACGGCACCGGCGCAGTCAGCGCCTCGACCCTGTTTGCGACAGCTGCCGCGACCGGCAAGAACATCTACTGGCCCAAGCCGTCGAGCTGCTATCTGCTGACAGCTGACGTGCAGCTGACAGGCGCGCAGGAAGTGTTCGGCGACGGTCGCGGCGTTCCGACGTTCTGCGTCACCTCCAACGCCGGGTTCACCAACGGGGTCATCAAGTGCAGCGGCTCGCAGCCGGGCAACACCATCCGCGATCTGATGGTACAGTTTACGCAGGCCGAGCCAACGCCAGCGGCGTCGACTACCGGAACCATCAGCGGCACATCCCTCACGGTGGCAAGCGGCACCGGCATAGCCATCGGGCAAGTGGTCGGCCCGGCCGGATCGGTGCAGCCAAACGTCACTATCGCCAGCGGCTCCGGCACATCGTGGACCCTGACGTTTGCGCCAACGGCGTATACGGGGCCGATCACGACCTACGTCGTGTCGACGATCCGCAGCCAGCTCACGGCCTACAAGCCATTCCTGTATTGTCAGGACAGCGCGCGTGTGTCGGTGCGCCATGTGCTGGTGCAGGAGGCGTGGGACTTCGCTGATTTCCGCGGGAACAGCGGCGGCCTTGAGATGCTGGACGTGCAGTTCTCGGCCTACAACAAGGGCATCCAGATCGACGGATCGCTCGACAGTATCCGCCTGACGGACATCCACTGCTGGCCATTCGGCATTGGCTCCGGGACAACAAAGTACGGCGCTCTCACGCAGACGCCGGTTGCTGGATCGACGAGCGGCGCGATGTGCTTCTCGATTGGTCGTGTGGACGGCATGACGATGACCAACGTCACCACGGCACAGCAGCTTGGCCTCTACATGTTCTACGGCACCTTCGCGACGGCTGGCGATGCTGGCATAACCTGTACGGGCTGCAACTTCGATACGTTTAACGGCGGCGTGCAGACGTCAGGCAACTTCAAAATGGTTGGCGGAGGCATCGGGCTGCAGACGGGCGTCACCGGCTGGGTGATGGAAACGACCGGAGGCGGGACGAAGACGTCGGCTTGGTTCGGCAACGTGGCGATGGGTGGGCAGACGTACGGCTCTTACATCCAGATGCAGAACTGCACCCTCTGCACGCTCAACATGGATCAGCTTTACTTCACGGGGGCCGTCAACTCGGTCGTCTTCGCCGGAGTTTCGGCCAGCGTCGTGAACTCGAATATCTGGTTGAGCAACTCGTACTTCACCGAGTTTCCAGTGGCCATGGAAGTCGTGAGCGCATTTGCCCCGACCACTGCAGGCGTGAACAACTTCCATATCGTGAACAACATCTTCCAGACGTCACCGAACGTCGCCTACACCAATCCGCTCATCAACATCCTCGGCAACTGCGGCACGCAGGTGAACCGCGCCTACATTGCGGGGAACAGGTTCATCGACAAGGGCACGGGCGCAGGTACCGCCATTCTGAAGCAGTGCTCGCAATACGACGTGATCTCGCAAAACATTGCCCCCGGCTGGACCTACACGCTCCCGGCGGCCACCTGCACTTCTGCGGCTTGCTATACAGGAAACCTGAACTGAGATGCTGACCTACAACACCTTCACGACCTCGCTGGCCAACATGATCGTCGTACCGGTGACGGACCCAAACTATGTGCTCGCGCTGCCCAACATCATCGACGATGCGGAGCAGCGGCTCTATCGCGAGCTTGACCTGCTGTCGACGCGGGTGCGCGCGACGGGACTTCTGACGGCCAGTAACCGTAACTTCACGCTGCCGACTGGCTCCGGCACGTTCGTCGTCGTCGAGCAGTTCAACGTCATCACGCCGTCGACCGAGACTGATCCGGATGCGGGCACGCGCAATGCGCTCGATCCCACGTCAAAGGAATATCTGGACGCGACATGGAACAGTGTTGCCGGGGCTGGCGTGCCGGAGTTCTTCGCGCCGCTCAACCAGACAACGTGGATACTGGGCCCGTGGCCGGATGCCGCCTACACGATGGAGGTGGTTGGCACCATTCGCCCCGACCCGCTGTCGGCCTCGAACCAGACGACGTTCCTGTCGACGTACCTGCCGGATGTCTTCCTCGCCGCAGCGCTCGTGATGTCGGCGGGCTACCAGCTCAATTTCTCAGCTGCTGGCGACAACCCGCAGGCTGGTGTAACGTGGGAAACGCATGTGAAGACCCTCTTGGATTCGGCCAAGAGGGAGGAGATCAGGAAGAAGTTCGGCAGCGAAGGTTGGACGTCAAAGGACCCCGACCCCATCGCGACGCCGCCTCGCACCTGATTGGGGGATAGACAGTGCCGGGCCCATTTACCTCAAACGTCGGATTTATCGTGCCTGTCACGGGCACCGAGGTCGGCACATGGGGATCGGCTGCCCTCAACCCCGACTTCATTGCGCTCGACGGCCTGATCGGCGGCCTGCAGACGGTCAGCGTCTCCAATGCGCCCGTCACCCTGACGTCTCCGGCGAGCTTCACGTCGTCGCCCAGCGCTGGCCCCACGCAGTCGCAGAACCGGATACTGCGCTTCACCGGCGTGCTGTCGGCCGACGTCCGCGTCACGTTGCCGCTGCCGGGCTCCTACATCATCGAGAACCTGACAACCGGCGCGTTCGTGCTTTCTTTCCAAGGCGCGACGGCCACCGAGGTGATCGGCACCCCGCAGGGCGAGCGCCTCGAAATCTACAATGACGGAGCCAACGTGCGCTTCGTAGGCCTCGGCCGCGTTGGCGCGCGCGACCACTGGAACGGCCTGTCGGCGATGCCAGCGTGGGTAGCAGCCTGCACTGTCAAGCCGTACCTGCTGCAGGACGGCACTCTCTACAACATTTCCGATTATCCGTTCTTGGGCGCGCAGCTCGGCTCCAAGTTCGGTGGCGACGGCGTCACCACCTTTGGTGTCCCGGATACGCGGGGGCGCATGTCTCTGCCCTACGACGGCACCGGCACCCGCATCACGGCCGCGGGCTGCGGCATCAACGGACAGACGCTTGGCGCGGCGCTGGATGCGCAGACGGTCACTCTGACCACCGCCCAGCTCGCGGCGCACACGCACGCCAACACTCTGGCTGATCCGGGACACACTCACGGCTTTGGAAGGTCAGGGTTCTCCGCAAATATCGGGGGCGTTGCCGTTGTAAGCACCGCGGCCCAGTACGGTATCGACTCGCTCCAGAACGTCGCCGCCACGACTGGCGTTGCCATCACCAACGTCGCCGCCGGTGGCGGTCAAGCCCACAACAACGTCCAGCCTTCCCTCGTCACGGGCATTGACGTAATCAAGACCTGAGAGGGAG